TCAAGGACATTTTGGTGGCAGAAGGCATCGGCAACTTTCTTACGGCCGCACCACAGCCACCTACAGGGTGGAGAACTGCAATCGGGAGGATGCCAGATGCACCCGATACGATCGTCCTGATCAATAGCCCAGGCGGAAGGAATCCTTTTCCACACCTACTCTACAATGAGCCGTCAGTTTCCATTATCGTGCGCGGCGCGAAAGGTGGATACGAGGCTGCAAGGTTGAAAGCCGCTGCTGTAGCAGCAGCTTTGTTGGGGATGGAGTCCACTACAGTGTTGGGCGATATGTATCGCTCCTGTAACCAGATGGGGGATGTAGCTTATTTGGGACAGGACGACACTACTCGGCCGCAGTTCGCGCTCAACTTCTGGTTCACAGTACTGCCGGCAGCGGAAGCCGGCGAAAATCGAGTCCCAATCACGTAACCCGGTAAAGGAAAGGATAAGCCATGGGTGCGAAACAAGTGTTACTTTCGATAGATGATGTCACCTACTACTTGCTGCCAGGCGGAACGGGTGAGGTCAGTCGGGAAGGCGCAGTGATCGAAGATACCGTCTTCGGCCAGACATACAAGTCGGGAGCCGTCGGTCCTATCAACTGGGCGGTCTCTGCGAACGCTATCTACAAAGGCTATCCGGGGTACGTCGCCAAACTGTTGAAGCCTGGTGCTTCGACATTGATGACGGACGAAGCAACAACGCTCGTCTCAGGCAAAACTTATCGGATTACCAGCGCAGCAAAGAGGATGATGGACCGCTCAGCAGCGATAGTTGTCGAGGACAACACAGTCGATCACACTGCAGACGTCGACAATATCGACTGGCTCTTCGGTGAGGTGACGTTCAAATCGTCCTACGTCGTTGCGGGACCGGTAACGGTTACGGCGAATTACTTTCCTACGGCAACGCTCGCCAAGTTCACCGGCTATACACTCAATATGGTAGCCGATGCAATTCGTGACTCGGATATGCCGGCTCTCCAAGCAAATAACGGGTACCACACTCACACCCCCGGGCTGAAGTCGGTAAACATCGAGCTGCCAACGGTATTCAACGCCACCGATGACTGGCCAAACAAGCTCGATGATCGAGCGGAGTACATCATCGAAGTGAATCCCGACGGCACCGGCTTCTCGGGATCGCTCGCCAGAGGCTTCTTCCATCTGATGACACAGCGTCAGTCAGGTAATGTCGGCGCTCTCGAGGAAGAGAACCTCCGGTTCGAGCTGAACGTCCCATGGGATGACGTCGCGCCTACGATCGCGAAACCTTTCGGGTGGTTCCACGCAGCGGGGAGCCCTATTCCAACGGCCATCAAGAATGCCTTGACACAATGGCTGGCCGACTCTCCGGTCTACGCGGAGTATCTGCACGACGGCGCAGCGGGATGGAAAGGAGCAGGCGTTTTAACGAGTCTCAGCTTGGCAGGGGGAATGGAGTCTCCGAACACCTTCCAAGTGAACGTTCAAATGAGCGGCGCTCCGACAATCATCTAACAGGATCAAGCGGGAGTAAAGGCGAAGTCAATGTGGTAGAGTCAGAACACAGACAGGAGATAGTCATGAGCGACGTACGAAACCAGATCAGAACCAGAGTACTGTCGGAAAAGCTTGAGTCCTCCGTCATCGAGTTAGACGACGGCACGAAGATCGAGGTCCGACAGACTTCGGTAGGGCAGATGCTCGACACCGTCAATGAGGCCGATCTCAAGAAGCGGATGGCGAGACTACTGATCGATACCTGCTACGTTCCGAGCACTGACGAGAAGGTCTTCGAGGAGGCCGACTTCGACGTCCTGATGACTCTGCCTTCGGGTGGGACCTATCAGAAGCTCATCGACGCGATCAACAAGAAGATGCTTCCGGCATCACTGGAGGAAGCGGGAAAAGACTAAGGGAGGGCACCTACTCGTTTTTTGTTCATCTCGTAGGCTATCATCTCGGGATGACGGAAGAGGAGGTGAGACAGCTCAGTACTGGAGAGTTTGCTCGCTGGATTGTCTTCCTAGGGAAATTCGCCGATGGCGGCAAGACGAACGATCGATCTAGGCACGGTAGGGTTCGGTCTCGTACCTGATACCAAGGCTCTTGAGCAGTCCTTGCGGACTCTCAAAGCTTTTGGTCGTCAAGTCGATCAGATCGCGGGCTCTGCTGGCTGGGGAGATCCTCTCTATCGCAAGTTCGCCTCAATTGAGCGGATCCTTTCGACACTCCAGGCAAGAGTCACTGCGACGACTCAGAGGATGCGGGAGTCTGGCGTTGCAGTTGCCGAGATCAACAAGATCGAGCAGGCCTACAGACGTCTTACAGATACTCTAACCAGACAGGCTTCTGCTCTTGGCCGCCACGAGATTGCTCGTGGTACTGTTGGTATGAATGCAATTCTTGCTGCTGGAAATCGTCTTGCAGCAGGCCAGGAGGGAGACAAGTTCGCGAGGACATTCCGTGATTTGGAACGAGCGGCGATCCTTGCAGTAGGACCTCTGAGCGGTCTGGGAGCTCGACTCGCCGTCTTGTCAGCTCTGTTCGAGAGCACCAGCATCCACGCAACCCTCTTTATTGCTGGTATCGTCGGCGTAACTACAGGGGTAGCTTATCTAGCATCTTCGAGCATCAAAGCTGTGATAGACATGCAACGCTTTGATGCTATGCTCGCTACTTCGACAGGTAGCGCGAATCTCGCCGGCGATGAGTACAATTACGTTGCCGCGATCGCTAATAAACTCGGTCAGAATGTACGCGGTCTCGTAGAACCCTACGCCAAGTTTACTACAGCTGCTAGACTCTCGAACTTGTCTCTTAACGACCAGCGCTACATCTTCGAAGCAGCAATAACTGCCGGCACGGCGATGCGCATTAGTCAAGAGCGTATGGGGCTCATCTTCCTTGCTCTCGAGCAAATGGTATCGAAAGGCACAGTCTCAATGGAAGAGTTGCGTCGTCAGTTGGGCGATCTGCTTCCTGGCTCGATGGCCCTTGCAGCAAGGGCAATGGGCGTCACCGAGACTAAACTGTTCGAGATGATCAAGAAAGGAGAGGTTCTTGCAAAAGATCTCCTGCCTAAACTCGCACAACAGTGGATGCTCGTGTTCGGGCCTGGTGCACAGCAGGCATCCGTCGCGCTGCAAGCTGAAATGGCTAGACTCGGATCTTCTTCCTTCGAAGTGCTAAAGGCTTTCGACCAGATGTCGAAGTTCTCCGAGCTGTTCCGCAAATCTGTTGTTATGACTCGGGAATCACTGACCTACCTTACACAGAATATGCAGCGAGTAGGGCAGGTATTCTCGGCAGTTGCTGGAGCAGGAGCCGGTATGCTTCTGTATTCCTTGCTTCTCAGGTTACCAGCAGCTGTAGCTGCCGTCACAGCAGGCCTGATCGCTCTTCGTGCTGCTATTCTCGGGGTAGGTACAGCAACAGCAGCGCTTGAATCCTCTACGGTTCTTCTGTTTCTACTTCGGATGGGTCTTCTCTTAGGAGGCGCAGCAGTTGGATACGCGCTTCTCGCGAGAGCGACTGAGACTGCTTCGGACAAAACAAAGGACTGGCTCGACAGGACGGGTGAGTGGATCAATATTCAAAAGCAGGTAGGTGAGGCTCACCGTCAGACTACTGAGCAGATGAAGCAGGGTACGGCAACCCGCTTGAGAGGCGTGTACTCTGAAATCGCTGCCATCGAAGCTCAGATCGCAGTTCAAATCGCACAAGCTGAAGGCAAAGCGACTACAGCTCCTGCTCGAATGACAATGACGAGAGCCGGCAAGATGGTGCTATTGCCGCCTCCACCGGTCGAAGAAGATCCTACTGTCAAAGCTCTGACAGAGCGCCTCAATAAGGTCAAGGGGATTAGTGCAGCTCTCGAAGCTCAAATGTCTGAGCTGCAAAATCTCAAGTTAGCGCCCGAACTTGGCAAGTCCACAGCAGGAGAAGCAGGAGACGCTTACAAGGGGTGGGTCAAGCGAATCGAAGAGCGCCTTCGTGAGGCTCAAAGTCTTAACGATCAAATCAAAGCTGGTGAGTTTGGCACTACCGCAATGCAGGAGGTCGAGGCCTTAAACAAGGCTATGGACTTGATGGCTTCTATGCCGGAGAAGAAGCGCGGGGGCTTAGGAGCTATTGGAAGGTCGCTCCGTGAAGCGGGTTTCGAAGGTAAGAACCTGACGGAGCAACTCCAGAGAATGTTCCTTGCGATCGATCAACGGAAGGAGACCGTTAAAGAGCTGGAGCAGCTTCCGAAGAAGATGGCAGCAGCTGGCTTGAAGATGGGCGAAATGTTCGATGAGCTGGAGGCCCACCGCAAGGGAGCAGAAGCTGCTGATCCCGGAAAGGTCAAACAGCAGGAGCAGTTGGAGAAGAGCCTCGAGAAACTTCGAGACTTTCTGACTGATATGAGACTCGATCAGGAGCAGATCAACTTCCTAACTGCCGAGTACTCGCGCCGGTGGCAGGAGGTTACGGGAATCGAAGCTCATAAGGAGAAGCTCAAAGACGTTAAGCGGGAGATCGAGAGTATCCGGAGCGCCATCGGAGATACAGGCGAAAAAGCCATCTACGACGCTACTAAGCGAGTCGAAAAGATCAATGAGGCGGTCAGATTGAACGTCTTATCACACGCTGAGGCGTCTAAGATGATCGAGACGATCAATGACGATACCTACCGTAAGATGCTCGACCGCACAACGTTATTCGGAAAGAGTGTACGGGACATGTTCAGGGATTTGGAAAAAGGATCTCTCGATGCCTTTTACGATCTGACGCACGGAGTAGAAGGCGGTTGGAAGAGACTCTTCCTATCAATGGAAAGAACAGTATTTGACTTTGTTGCCAAGTTGATGATCATTCAACCGACAATGAAGTTCCTCTTTGGTGGACTGTATACTGGAAGGAATGTTGACGTAGGTACAGGACTCCTCGAGGGTATGATGGGAAAACTTTTGACAGCTCCTACGTCTGCGGCAACTGCTAATTTGGGGGGCTCCTCACTTATTGGCCAGTTTCAGCATGGTGGCAGTTTCGTAGTAGGAGGTTCGGGAGGAGCTGATAGCCAGCTAGTGCAATTTATGGCTACCCCCGGCGAAAAGGTCTCAGTTTCGCCTAGTACTGTTAGTCAATCGATCCACGTGTCGATTAGTAACGAGAGTGGTACCCCTCTAGCAGTAAGAAGTGCACAGCCTTCTTTCAGTGTGGATAGAGCGGTTATTAGTATCATTCTCGATGACATTCGCCGCGGAGGACCTACGGCTCAGGCACTCGAAGCTCGAGGAATGAGACATAGGACAAGTTAAATGCCAACATTCCCTTCGTATGCAAAGCAAATGGTAGGTGATTTTGAAGAGTCTCCGTCTCCGGCTGTTTTGAGAACAGAAATGGAGGGTGGCATTCCGAAACAGGCGCAGATTCTTAGTAAGGTAATGATCACCAGACCTGTTGTTTATAAAGTGAATACTCTTACGGACCTTCAGAGCTTTATGACTTGGTTCCGCGGAACCATCGGGAGAGGAGCTCTTTGGTTTGACTGGACCGATCCGATAGATTCGGTTGTAAAGCAGGCTCGGATCGTAGGAGGGGTGATTAAGGCTTCTCCGTTAGATTCCAGCCAACCAAGCAAAATCTGGAAAATTACCTTCTCACTCGAGGTCTGGGACTCTTAACTTCGGTCATGCCTAAGACATTATCCTCGTCGTGGAAAACTAAGGTCAACGCGACTGGTACTGCTGAAGTTCCGTTCGTGTTGCTAGAGATTACTCATTCCGAACTGGCTCAGCCAGTTAGAGTAATCAACGACAATCAGGACTTGGTAGGAGGTCCTGGAGGTAACGACTATATTGCTCTCGCTTTTCGTGCATCTCTACCTGACGATTTCGATAAGGAGTTGCCAAGAGCACGTCTTAGAATCGATAACGTCGGCAAGGAGCTTGTTGGTTGGCTCGAGCTGAGTCAGGGAGGCAGAGGAGCAAAAGTCCGGATGATGCAGGTCCTTCGAAGTGCTCCGACGTTTATAGAGTGGGAGACAACTTTCGACCTTACTAATGTCCAAATCACTGCAACGGAGGTTACAGGAGATCTAGGTTATGAGGATCTTCTTTCAAAACCGGCCAGTGCGGTGTTCTACAGGCCTGATGTAGCGCCGGGGCTCTTTTGATGCCAACTATCTCTAGTTTCCACTGGTCTGACAGCTATGTGGGGTTAGCTTATCCTCCGGGATCGAGTTACTGCGGCTTTTTGGCAATGAAGGTCTCTAAAGAGGTCTTCAATCATCCTGTTTGTCTTCCTCAAGCTCTTGCAGAAGGTGTTCTTGCAGGACAGAGACAAGTCGAGGATCTGATCAATTCTGACATCGCCTGCAGAGTAGAGACCCCGCAAGATGGCAGTCTCGTTCTAATGAGGTATGGCCCTTTGTGGCATATAGGGATCTTCTGCGTGTATCCAACTGAACCGTGGGTTTTACACGCTCTTGCCAATGCAGGACAGGTAGTACGCCACCGATTGCGGGATCTTGGAAGGTTTGGGTATAAAATCGAAGGGTTCTATCAGTGGCTCTGATTACTCCTACGCTTCAGCATCGGCAACTGCAACGGATGCCTAATCTTGTTTACTCTCCGCACCCTCTGTTGGCAGCAGCGGACCGTAAACTAGTGTTTGTGCCTTTCATTGGAGGCGAAACGTTGTCGGAGTACTTGGAGAGGGCAGAAGTCCATCCCAAGAGCATTCCAGCAATCCTCACTCTGAACGGGATTCCAGTCCCTTGCGAGAGCTGGAATACTGTATATCCAAGAGAAGACGATCTGATCACTCTCCGACTTGTGGTATCAGGCGGAGGCGGTAGAGGAAGTAACCCAGTAGCAGTAGTTGCTTCGATCGCTCTAATGATTGTAGCCCCTCAGATTGCTGCAGGAGTTCTGGGGTCTCAATTCGGGGCAACAGCATTCACGATTGGTAGTACAGCAGTAACATTCGGGACAATCGGGACTGCAGTTATAAATGTTGTGGGCGGGTTGCTTATTAGTACACTTCTACCAGCTCCTCGTCCTCAATTGTCTCAGGCAGGTGGCGGGGCAGCGAATCCAGAAACTTCATCTACTTACTCCCTCACTGGTGGACAGAACCGGGCTCGTTTCTTTGAGCCACTGCCACTTGTGATGGGAATCCACCGTTTCTTTCCTGATCTTGGAGCAAAACCCTATAACGGATTTATAGGGGAAGATCAGTATTTGTATCAGATCCTTCACTTTGGGATGCAAACCGATCTTGATCTGTCCGACTACAGGATTGGCACAACATCTATTAGTGCTTTTGCTGGGGTAACTAGGCAGGATCCCGGGCGAGTTGCTGCAGTCAAGACAGGTACTGGAAACGGAGTCATTACCATCCGCACTGGATTTGGTGTGCAGATGGGAGACTACACGATCACCTACAACGGCTCTAACTTGTGGACAGTTCGGGATCCTCTCGGTACACAAGTGGGCAGCAACTATACGACTGGCAACAATTTTGACAATCAGATCTCCTTCCGCATTACAAACGGGACAATAGCGTGGGTGGCGGGTGCTGTATGGACTTGTACAGTGACTAACACCGACGGTGCTTTGACCTTAATGCATTCGAATGTAGATACACTTGCTGGAACTGATCTGACTTATAACACGGCTTTTACTCGGACTACTAGCCAGGACGCTACTGCTTTTGAGGTCGACATAGTCGGATCGCTATTTAGTGTAGACGCCACTTCAGGCGAGTTGTCGAATCAGCCTGTTCGGATCGATATGGAGTATTCCGTGTCAGGAGCTGGTGTTTGGCATCCAATAGTAGGCGCTCTGACTTATGTAGAGATCAACTCAGCTTCGAGGACGCCGGTACGCAAGACTTACCGGGTGTCCGGATTACCAGGAACCTCCGCTTATGACGTCAGGCTTAAGAAGCTATATACTGACGGAACTGGCCCCACCTACTACTCTACATTTTCCTGGACTCAGCTTCGTACCTTTCAAGCAGATACCACCTCTTACGCCGGGCAGAGAAGACTAGGAATTAGGGTCAAAGCATCTGGGCAGCTTCAAGGAGCTCTTGCTGCTCTCAACGTTCTAGTCTCAGCTAAATGCGAAGTCTGGACCGGAGGTTCTTGGGTTCCAAATCAAATTAGTCAAAATCCAGCGTGGTGGTTCCGTTGGTTTGCACTAGGTAAGACTGATACTAGTGGAAGAATCCTTTACGGGGGTGGTCTTACTGACGCCAAGCTTGATCTGGACGCTATTAAGTCTTGGGGGTCCTATTGCTCGGATAATAGCCTAACCGTTAGTGTCGTGATCGATCAGCAGATGTCAGTAGGTGAGGCTCTTTCCTTAATTGCTAGATGCGGCCGAGCTACTGTATCGCGAGCTACCGGTAAGCTAGGAGTGGTTTGGGATGCTGCTAACCTACCCGTCACGGCTATCTACGGTCCTGCTAATATCCGCGCAGGATCTTTCCACGTTGAGTACACAACAGAGAATCTTGCCGATGAAATCGCGGTTAGTTTCACCAATCCCGATTTAGACTGGCAACGGGATATCGTAAGAGCTAAAGTTCCCGGAGTTACTAACCCTGTTAGTACAACGAATGTTGACTTCATGGGCTGTACTAATAAGGATCAAGCAGGTAAGGAAGCTAATCTGCTTGCTGCTAATCAGTACTACCGCCGCAGAAGAGTAGCTTTCGAGACTGATCTTGAGGGCTTTGTCAGTATGAAGGGCGACGTAGTTGCACTTTCTCACGATCTCACAACGTGGGACTACGGAGGTCGTGTAGTCACGTTCAACTCTACCGGTCAGATGAAGCTCGATCGAGCTGTCCCTCGAAGTGGCTTGTCGGACTATATTACGATCCGTTCCCCTAACGGAACTCTCAACACCTACCTTTGCAATGCTGATACCGGTACAACAGACATCATCAATTTGCAAGGGACGCTTAACGACTGGCCGTCTCCTTTTCCTGCAGATGGTAGAGAGTGGGTGTACCAGTTTGGGCCCCGAATCACACCAGGCAAAAAGGTCAAGATCATCGGAATCGAGCCTCTTGATGAGCACTATCTGAGGATCATTAGTACCGATGAAGAGACTGGGTACTACGATTACGAAGGTAATCCGTACGACTATACGACTCCCGTGACTTTTGCAGCTGCTCCGACCGTAACCAGTATTAAGGTTACGGAGCAGCTAGTAATGAAGACACCTCAACTTACTAAATGCACAATCACTTGGGAGATGCGAAACGCGTTTCTGGCCGCTGTTAAGGTGTCTGTTAATGGAGGACCTCAACTAAACGTCCCAGTAGCCGGATCAACTTCCTCAACTGACTTTGAAGCTTACGACGGGCAAGTCCTGGATATCGAAGTCACTCCTCTGGGAGCTATTAAGGGCATAAGCCTTACAATCCAGCATATAGTGGTAGGGCGAGCGGCAGCGCCAGCCAATGTTACTGGACTTACTGCGTCTCTCTTTCAGAACGGTCAGCGTTTAGCTTGGAACCGTGTCACGGATCTCGACTTCTCGAACTACGAGGTTCGTCGCGGCGCAAGCTGGGCTCTTGGTACTCCAATCTACTCCGGAAGCTCAAACTCAGTCGTTCTAACCGAAGCGCTCGCCGGCGGAACGCATAATTACTGGGCCCGAGCAAAGGATCTTTCAGGGAATTATTCAGTAGGGGATGCGACTTCATCTCTCAATGTAGTAACACCTGGTACTATCGGGTTTACCTGGGTGATTTCAGGGCAGAACGTCGTGCTTTCGTGGTCTGTCTCCGAAGGCTCCTTTACAACAGATCACTACGAACTTCGCTATGGCGCAAGCTGGGCATCCGGAACGCTAATCGCGTCTACGAAGGGTACTTCGTACTCAGTTTTCGCGAACTGGAATGGAAGCCGAACTTTCTGGGTGGCAGCAACCGACTGGGCTGGCAATACAGGGTCAGCTGCTAGCACAGGTGCTGTTGTCAACGCACCTAGCGCTCCGACTTTACAGACTGCAATTGTTGGGGACCACGCCGTTTTCAGTTGGAATACTCCTGCTAGCGACGTACCGGTTATTCACTACCACATTAGATACGGCGCTTCGTTCGAGGCTGGGGTAAATGTCGGCGATGTTGATACGACAACTCTCCAGTACAAAGTTGACTGGAGTGGCTCTAGACAGTGGTGGGTTGCAGCACATAACACAGCAGGATTTCACGGTACTGCTGGAGGCTTACAAGTTACTGTCACTGTACCTGGTGCTGTGATTATCACTCCTCAAGTAATCGACAATTTTGTCTTGCTTAGGTGGACTGATGGTACCCAGACTCTACCTGTACTTCAGTACGAGATTCGCAAAGGCGTAACTTGGGCAGGCGGTACGCTCATCGGCCGTATCGATAGTCGTTTTGCTACTGTCTTCGAGGAAGCGGCCGGAAGCTATACTTATTGGATCGCAGGTATCGACTCTGCTAATAACGAAGGCACTCCAAGCTCAGTAACTGTGCAGGTATCGCAGCCTCCTGATTTTGTGCTCTACGCTGATAACTACGATGATGGCTCAGGTGCGAGGACAAACGTTTGGATTACTCCTCTCAACAAGTTTCATGCCTGTATCGATGAGGTAGAAACGTGGGCTGGGCACTTTACCGCTCGTACGTGGAACACAATTCAGGACCAGATCGATGCAGGTTACCCTAACTACTTTATGCCAAGTCTCACAACCGGAAGCTATGTACGGGAGTGGGATTTAGGCGCAGTGGTAGCAAGTACTCAGATTACTGTCAATCTTACTTCAGCAATACTCTTTGGTACTGTGACAGTAACACCGAAAATTAGCGTTCGTAAACTTGCAACAGATCCGTGGACTGATTTTCCTGGTGTATGGACGGCTTATGCTACTGACTTCCGCTACGTGAAAGTGACTCTAGATTTCGCTTCTGTTGGCGGCGACGATCTGATCGAGATGACAGTGTTAAATATGAAGATCAACGTCAAGTTGCGGAACGATGCGGGGGTTGCTACGGCAGACTCGGCAGATACTGGTGGAACTGTAGTAAACTTCAACGTCGCTTTTCTGGATGTGCAGTCAATTACTGTGACGCCTCTCAGTACAACAGCTGCACACGCGACGTATGATTTCACTGATGTACCAAACCCGACGAGCTTTAAGGTCTTCGTATGGGACGCTGCAGGTGGCCGCATTACGAAGGACGTAAGCTGGTCAGCAAAAGGAGTCTGAAATGGCTAACTGGAATAATCCAACAACTACCAGCCTTTATACGGACTTCGTAACAGAGGTCAAGAGTCGTGACCTGGATCTGGCGAAGGGGCTCGATCCGACTCTTGCTCCACCCACCAATCCTGTTGCTGATATGGTGCGGTTCAACCGCACCACTAAGCGGTGGGAAAATTACAACGGCGTATCATGGGATCAGTTGGTGGACAAGGCGACCACCGACTATGACATCAGCGCGGCTTTGCTGAATCAAAAAGTATCGGGAAACGCTAGCGGTAACATTCCGGTTAGCAACGGCACGGCGAATACTAACTTGAACGCGGACATGGTAGATGGTAAGCACGCCGACAACTCCGCGAACAACCTTCTCGTCTTAGACGGCTCTGGTGTTGTAGCCGATGCACAATTGCTAGCTACTGGAGTAGGTGCGGGAACGTACAAATCTGTCACGGTAGACGTGAAGGGGCGTGTCTCCGCAGGTACAAACCCAACAACCTTGGGAGGCTTCGGAATCACCGACGCTTATACCAAGGCGCAGGATCAGCAGGAGGCCGCGCACACTGGAACTCCGGGGGGAAGTGCTAACGCGCATACTCTCACATTAACGCTAGGAACTGGAGGGGTATATACTGATGGAATGCGAGTGCAGTACCACGCTCCAGCGCAGAATACAGGAGCAGTTACGCTCGCAGTAGATGGCGGCACTACACGAGCATTGAAACATCCAAGCGGCCAAGACTTTACGTCGGGGGCAATAGCAAATGGGCAGTTGATTGAAGCTGTATATCGTGCTTCCGACACAACGTGGTATACAGTAGGTGTTATGGCATCAACTCCTCCGAACATTGACATGGTTCTGCTCGGGTTCGGTATCGTTTAATCATCTGACACAGGAGATTACTCAATGTCCGCCTCACCGTCATACGCTTCAACCCCCAACATCGGACAGGCTCGCACGAGCACTGCAAACACAAACCGTGATGGTACGGGTGCTCTTTCGACGATCTTCACTCCGGGAGCCAACGGTGCGATGATCGAACGGCTTCAAGCGAAAGCAACAGGTACGACGACTGCTGGAATGGTACGCTTCTACTTGCACGACGGAGTGAACTTCCGTCTCTGGAAAGAAATCGTCGTAAGCGCGATCACTCCGACGGCGAGCGTCAAGACATGGGAGGGTGAATCGGTGTATGACCCCCCTTACTTTTTGCCGCCCGGCTGGACTATTCGTGGCGGCCCACACAACGCTGAACAATTTGATCTGCTCGTCTACGGAGGCGATCTGTGAACCGGGGCCTTTTCAGTTTCCCACAGAGGCGGGGCATCTTCCCGGTGCCCGAGTTCTCATGGACGAACTCTCAGACGATCACTGCGTCAGGAACCTTCACGGCTCAGGTCTCAGGACGCCATCGGAGTTCTGTCATCGGAGCAGGTGCCGGGGCTGGATGCGGCGGAGGTTCGGTTTCTACGGGCGGCGGGTTCGATACTACCGGAGGTTCTGGTGGTGGTGGTGGTGGCTTCGCGCAGAAGGTTTTGACGCTTGTTGCCAACGAGCAAGTATCGGTCACTATAGGAGCTTTGGGAACTGGGGCTACAGGTCTCACGAGCGGTGGTGGACAGCGCAACGGCAACGATGGCAATGATGGGGGACTCACAACGTTCGGTGGTATTATCACCGCCAACGGAGGGATCAAAGGTCTCAAGGGAAGAGGAGACACTTCAGGGGGGACTGTAGGTAGTATCGGCGGTAGTGGTGGCACCGCCACCGGCGGCGACATCAATCGAACTGGAGGCAAAGGAGGGGACTCTGGTGGTTCTACAGGTGCGAGTAGTGTCGCGTCTGGGGGTGGCGGTGGTGGGTCTGGTGCTGGAGAGAGTGGGGATGGAATCATAGGTTCGGATTCCGCGACTCCCAGCGTCGGTTGGGAGGCTGGTGCTGGTGCCGATGGTGCTGACGGATCTGGTGGAGCTGTCGGTGGGGTTGGGTCCGTGGGGGTATCGCTCACCGATACAAACGCGACCAGTTCTCCAGGAGGAGATGGGCTAGGGGGAACTTCTCGTGACTCTGGCGGGTCCGGTGCTGGCAGTGGCGGTGCTGTTGTGAAAGATTCAACAACGGCAGATATTGCAACATCCGGCCGTGGTGGTGACGCGGCTGGTTATGGATCTGGTGGCGCAGGAAGCGGTGGGGCCACGGTAGATATTGATGGTGGCTCCGGTCAGACGACTGTCACAGGACGTGGTGGAAACGGCTCGCCCGGAGTTTGTCTAGTTGAATGGGGAACGGAGGCATCATGAGCGAAAGCGCAAAGGCTCAATACTTTCGGCTACTCACTGAGTGGCGAGCGAAGTATAGCGATTTCGAAAATAAGGGGGCTATTGCACTTGGGGACTCTGCGCACGAATGCTGTCCGTGGAAAGCTAACGACGCTATCGCACTCGGCAACCACGTCGGCAAAGTGGTTCGTGTGTACGGTAACGTCGCGGAAGGGCCTGACGACCCACGTTGGTGCTGCGACGTGCGTTTCGAGGACGGTACTGAGATCACAATCTCCGGAAAGATTCTTAATTAAGAGGAGGTAGTATGAAGCGAGGCGACATAGTAATCTTCGGCAACCACCACCACAACGGCTCGATGGAGCACCCAGCTATTGTGACGAGAGTCCATGCAATAGACAGTGATCCTGATCTCGGGAACGTCTACCTCGTCAACGTGACCGTGTTTCCGGACGGCAGCGCAGGTATGGCCGCATGGTCGCAAGTAGTTGGATTTGACACAAAAGAAAAAGCGACTGCGTGGCTGGAGCAGAAGCAAGGAACCAAGCCTCCAGTTGTCTGGGTCAAGCCTGCGTGAAATATATCGTCATCGACGGCTTGACTTACAGGTTGCCCGACGCGGTCAACTACGTCGCGCAGCAGGCGGATGGCTCGTGGTTTGCTTTTGTTTCCATGCCAGAACGAGTGCAATTCGGATGGAAGGTAGCCAACTCGAAAGTGAATGAGCGTCTGTTTGTCTGTCGAGGATTAAGCCTCTATGACTGGCGGGCGGAACCGAGAAGCGTGCCATAAACACGGTTAAGGAAGTCAAATGATAGAAATCAAAGGCACGGTAGTAGGGGCGTTCCTAATAGGAATGGTGAAGGATCATATCTCCTCCGATCGGCTTGTAGAAGCGTTGGTGGTTGCAGTTATCACCTCTTCACTCACTGCAGGGGTTACTACTTACGTGACTACAAAGGTACTCGAACGCGAGATTGGCTACCTTCGGGAAACCCTCACACGGCACGAGCTTTCAATCCAGGAGCATGCCCGCAGATTAGGAGAAGGGGACGTTCGAGCGGCCAGAGCAATAACCGAGCGCCAGGAACAAGTTAAGGCTCTCCAGGATAGAGTCGGAGTACTAGAGAAACTACCGAGCCAAGGAAGGAGTAAACCATGATCACCGAGGTGCTGGCAGGTGGAGTCCAGATGGTGCAGCAAACAATCCAGGATCAGGGCACTTTCGGGGAGTACATACGTGCTGTACTCCGCTCGAAGGCTCTGACGCAGTTCGGAGTTCTCATGCTCTTCGGCTTAATCGGTATCATAGCCAACTGGCTTGCCAAGTGGATGTTCGATCAGATCGAAGGCAGTCTGTTCGACTATTTGTTCCGTCATTACCCGAAGCGAACGGCGTCAGCTTTTGCAGTTTTCACGGCCTACGCTCTCTTTACAGCTGTCACTTCACTCGATGGCGCCGGCTGGAGTATAGTGGTGAACCTTGGCCTCACTACCGGATTCGCGATCGATGCTCTCGTGAACAAGGCCAAACGTGCTGTCTGGACGGAGGATGAGCGGAAGGCTCATACATCACTTCCAGTGTCAAGAGGAGACGATAGTGAGATACGCTGAAGCTCGTTCAAGGATCCACTCGGGCGATCTACTCGCCTGGAGCCATCGCGGCTGGGGAAGCTGGTACGATGTCAAGGCTCAAGCTGTCCGCATCTTCCGACGGAGTGAGTACTGCCACGTCGGTGCTGCTTGGGCTTTCGGAGGAAGAGTTCTCGTTCTTGAGGCAGTAAGGAAGGGTGTGAGGATCTTTCCTCTTTCACTTCTTCTGCCTTTCTATTGGCTCCCTGCTAAGATGGAATGGGCAAAGGAGCTCGAGGCATGGGCGATGTCTCAAGTTGGAAAGGACTACTCCGAATGGCAAGCTGTACTCGCTGGTATTGGCAAGCTGGATGTAGGTAAGGACGAGATCTGGCAGTGTGCCGAGTTTTACTGGATACTAGCGCAACGGTCAGGAATTGAACTTCCTCCAGGAGCTACGCCGGATGAAGTTGTGTTGAGTATGAAAGCAAGAGGCTCTCTAGAGTGCCTCGTTCTTCCTGACTAACTAGGAGGCCTCATGTTCAAGACAGTAGCCCGTTTTCTTCCAGGCCTTCCATCGGCTCTTGGACTCTTCGCCAACCCATGGGTGCTACTCGCAATAGCGGTGGCTGTCTTCGCAGTGTTTATGTTTGGGCTCCGTCTTGGGCTAGCACAGTTGCACACGCTCGAGGCTCAGATCGAAGCACAAGCCAGGATTCGAGAAGCATGGGTCAAACAGAGAGTCACGGATCAGCAGACGATCACCAAGCGAAAGGATGATGAACATGACAAAAAGGTACAGAAGTTGGATTCTGCCGTTACTACTCTCAACGAGCAGCTGCGGAACATTAGCGGTCGCGACCTCCTGTCCGGGGTTTCCCCCGCTCCCGAAAGTGGTGGAGCAAGCGCGGGGGACGGTGGCATTGTCTGCTTCTCCCGGAACCGACTACGTGACGCAATCAGCACAGGCTTTCAGCGATTTGCTCAGCGATATGGAGCAAGCGTTCAAAGAGGCGCAAGTGCCATTGTTGGGTTCGACACCTGCGCAGCCTGGGCAATAGAACAGGAGGCAAAGGCGAAAGCAGACAAGCCACCTGAGTGACATATGGCTAAACTCCAACAGATCGTCGATAAGGACGGTAAGCCTATGGGCTGGATGCACTGGTGTTCTGGTTGTGGAGGACCTCACAGCATCTTTGTTGAGCAGCCTCATCCCAGTACAAAGGCTCGTTGGGCGTTCGATGGAGATCAGACCTCTCCCACTTTCAGTCCGAGCATCCGCTGCTACACAACTCGCGGTAAGTGGGTTGGTACGAGTTGGATTCCGGAAGGTCCAGAGATCACAACCTGCCACTACTTCATTCGTAGGGGAAGAATTGAGTTCTGCGGGGACTCACTTCATGCATTGAGAGGTAAGACGGTCGATTTACTGGAGTATCCTGAAAGTTCGAGTTCGAGTCCAGAGCAGAAGGAGGTAGTATGAACACAGTTACAAAAGAGCAGATGATTCAGATCATGCCGGAGTGTGCGCATGTAGTCGATAAGTACCTCGAGTTTATGAACGAGGCGTTTGAGAGGTTCGAGATCAATACTCCTGTACGACAAGCACCGTTCGTTGCTCAGATTGGGCACGAGAGCACAAGACTCACCCGCATCGAGGAGAATCTGAACTACTCTGCGAATGGACTCATGCGCACCTTCCCGGACTACTTCTCCTCGGAGAGTGCAAAGGAATTCGCCTATAAGCCTCAGCGGATCGCAAATCGGGTTTACGCCAACAAAGGAGGGAACGGAGACGAGGCTTCGGGCGATGGTTGGAAGTATCGTGGCCGTGGCCTCATCCAGGTTACTCTCCAGCGCAATTACCTAATGCGCGGAAAGAGACTCGTGCAGAATGCTAACTACTTCCTGAGCGAACCGGATCTCATTCTCCAACCGGAATGGGCAGTCCGTACTTCGTGCGACTACTGGGACGAGAATGAGCTCAACTCCTTAGCAGATGGTGATAACCCGATAGACTTTAGGCATCTCACCAGAAAGATCAACCGCGCGCTGAGAGGATTCGATGATAGGATGCATCTCTGGCAGACTGCAAGGAAGGTTCTAGGGGTAGTTCCGGTTGAAGGATAGGTTGGATCGTCACATCGAATTCCCGTTGTAGTTCCTTAAGGGACTACTATATAATTGACAAGTACTAGCCGTTTATGTTATGCCGGTAATCGATTGGCTATAACGGTAGTACAGCGCAGTGGGGGATTGCGTGCAGCAGCAGCAACTAGTCGCAGTATCCGCAGATCAGCTCCTGCAAGAGGATCTGAAGAAGAGCGGGCTCAAAGCCTCGGACCTAGATGCACATCTAGCTCAGGAGACTGAACTAGCAGCAGTCGGCATTAGACCTCACCTCTATCTCAATAGCCCTAATGTAGGGACTCCGGGCTATGTGATTCCGTACTACGATATCAACGGGCATCGGGCTCCGTTCTATCGCGTTAGGCTATTTCATCCACTACCTAGAGGCGCGCGGTATCTGCAGCCACAAAACTCTGGCACTTGGATATATTTTCCCAGAACGTTTGCAGGCTTGGCAAGAGCTACTGTCCAAGGTAAAACACGGGCGAAAGTCAATGGATATCCCGGTGTCATTATACTAACCGAGGGAGAAAAGAAAGCAGCCTCGGGGTGCCTGAACGGATTCCCGACTTGCGCCGTTGGAGGTGTATATAACTGGAGAAGTCGTACAGTTATTCTGCCAGAGGGTACACAACTCCTGAAAAACCGCGACAATCAGATCATTGCTAAGATGGAGTCTGGAACTACTGTCACGCCAACTTCTGACAGGAGGGCTTTCTTAGCTAATGGTCTTGAAGGTTTGATGAGGTTCATCCTGCAGAATGGCCTACAGGTCGTTATTGTGTTCGATTCTGACAATCCAGCCAACAACGAGGTGGAAGCTGCTGCTGCTGAGTTGGCGTTCGAGTTTAGGATCCAAGGAGTGTCTACTAGTAGGATTAGACAGCTTCATCTTCCTGCCAATCCCGGCAATAAGATCGGCCTCGACGATTTTCTCGGCTCGGCTGGAGCTGAGGCGCTCGATGCATTACTCGAGCAGGTTGTATCCGCGAAGACTGCGTTCCCAGCGCACCCAAACTTAAAGAGCCTTGTCAATAAGCGTATTACTGGGATGATGTCCCGTACGGAGGCTAAAGAGCTTAGCCTGATGATCCTCACGGATATGGATCGTCACGGCGCACGGATGGTCGAAAAGAGTTCTGGTACTCCCTATTACTTCGACTCTCGGTCGAAGGTTCTAATGCCCGTCAATCTCTTACAGCACCATAGCGAGCCTCTGCATGAGTCTAAATTTGGACAGTATCTGTACAAGAACTACGACGTAGGACAGGCTGATCTCAAGATCACTCAGTGGATTGCTGCTGGCTTCACAGGAGAGGAACCAGTCTCGTTTGTTGAGCCTCGTAGTACGTTGGCTCTCTTGCCTAACAATAGGCTGGCATTCCAGCTCGACGACGGTCATTTTGCCATTATATCGGCAGATCCGAAGCTGCCCTTTATCGTCTGCGAGAACGGTACCGAGGGCCTTCTATTTCGTGCTGATCAGGTCGAACCAATCGATCATAAAGCTTTGAGGGACGAGGTTAAGAGGCAGATTGCATGGCTGGAGCGAAAACCTAAGTTCGAGGAGTTGTACTGGCCTAAAGTTCTAAGCCAGATGAAATTCACCCGAGAAAACGATGCGAAGGTACTGTCATGTCTACATTACATGAGCCCGTGGCTCTTAAGATGGAATGGCGCACAACTTCCAGTCGAACTGATGGTCGGAGAGCCTGGTTCAGGAAAGTCATCTCTATATTCCCTTAGGCTTCAGGTGCTCAATGGAAGACCAGCTCTTCGCAACCAGCCAACCGACGTCCGAGATTGGTACGCGTCTATTACGTCGGCAGACGGCCTTCACGTAGTGGACAACGTTCACATGGTGAACAAGGAACTCCGACAACGACTAAGTGATGAAATCTGTCGCATTGTGACAGAGCCTACACCCTTTATCGAGATGCGGAAGCTCTTTACCACTTCGGACAATTACAGAATCCCCGTTCGGAATGTATTCGCAATGACTGCGATTCAGCAGCCATTTCTTAACGCCGATATACTCCAACGGAGTCTAATTGTCGAGGTACAGGCAATTGGCAAGGACCATAGCTCGGATTGGGCAGGAGCTGCCCTGAAAGCTTTTGGGGGCCGTATAGGGTGGCTAGCTCATCACTTGGCAGTACTCCACATGTTCTTCCGGCGCGCTAGCCAGGGAGCCTGGAATCCGAACTATAAGAGCGGACACCGCCTCGCTCATTTTGAGCAGATGTTCAGACTCATTGGGTCGATTACTGGCGTACCTGACGCTGAGTTGGTCGGAGCTACTTTAGCGGGCGTTGCAGAAGCTCAAGTCAGCGAGTATGACTGGACTATGGAGGGCCTCAAGGACTTCAATATCGAGAATCTTGCCTTCTTTCAGAACAACCCGAAAAAGATCTTCACCTTACACGATGTTGCTGCATGGTCGCAATCGAAGGACGACTTTCTCGACAATACCATTCTCACGAATGCTCGGAAACTCAGCCGCTACGTCAAAAGTCATAAGTACATGGTAGAAAGCGTTGCTGGGTTTGTAGAGGTACCAACGAAGTACGGTAATAGAGACGCGTACCGTCTTATGCACATCAAACTCAACAGCTGAGACCATCAAAAACCCGTTGAAAGGGTCTGAAAAATGCTCTATAATTCGGATATCGTTGCTAAGCTAGCGACGATTGTCACAACTTCAACCAGTAAAGGAGACAGTCATGGCCGCACAGAAACCGCAAGTCCAGCCCCAGAAGCCGCAAGTCCAGCCCCAGCCCGCCGCGAAGAAGATCGGCGCAGCGATCGTGCTCGATTCCGGCGAACGCCGCGTCGACTACATCAAGAGGCGCTACGCGGAAGGCGCGAAGCGGGGCGAGATCGCCAAAGAACTCGGCGTTCCGTACCAGATCGTCTTCGCGGCAACCAAGCCGAAGAAGGAAGCAGCCCCCGCTGTTGCGCCGGCGAAGTAACTCCAGGCGCGAATTGCCTCCGACCGAGCGCCGTCACCCCCTGCACGGTGCTCGATCTCCGTAGAGCGTCTAGGATGATCTCCTAGACGCTCTACGCTTTTTATGTCCAGCAACCTCCTTAGGGAGGCTCTCAAGGACTCGAAGCAGCGAGTTCTTGCGCTCGATCCAGGTGAAACTACTGGAGCCTGTGTATTCGAAGGTCCTGACCTCCTTGATGCGCGGCAGCTTACGACGGGTTTGATGCCTCAAGCTGCTTGGGAAGTCTGGAAGTACATCCGAACTTATCGCACTCCGGATTTGGTGGTAGTCATTGAAGACTATCGGGTGTACAGCTGGAAGGCGAAGGATCATGCATGGGCAGGTTTACATACTCCCAGACTGATTGGAGCTACAGAGTATATCTGCTACTACCAGTTGAACGAGGTGTCTCTAGTCAAGCAGATGGCGCAACAAGCTAAGGGATTTTGCACGGACGACAAGCTTCGTTCGTGGGGCGTCTACCAGGAGGGTCAGAAGCATGCGCGTGATGCAATTCGGCATGCATGCTACTACCTTCTGTTCAGTGTAGCGAAGGTTCACCAACCAAGGGGAAGGTCATGAGCAAAACACATCGTCCGAAGGATCCGTACTTCAACCTCGTCAACCCGAAGGATCTCCTCGCACAATTAAAGCTGGACGCATCGTTGATCCCTGAGACGGCAGTCATCGAGGAGGCTCTTGCATGGTATGAAGGTGCGCAGAAGTACGGCCGGTACAACTGGCGTATGAAGCGGGTAAAGGCAAGCGTTTACCTCGCTGCAATCTATCGCCACCTCTTCAAGTTTCTTGCTGGCGACAACCAAGATAGCAAGACGCGGGTAGCTCATATGGGCTATATCCGTTGTTGTGCTGGCATTATCATCGACGCTGCGCATTACGGCGTCCTAGTGGATGATCGGCCTCCGCGAGGCAAGAATCCAAGTATCGAGCACTACCTGGATGTTGAGGTACCTAAGATAGTGAAGGGTCTCCAAGAGATGTTCCGCAAGGAGACTCCGAAGCAATACACCATCTATGATGCATATGATGGAGCGCACAGCCAACGGCGCCGAAGGGCTTCGCACTCACGCTGACGCTGACATTAACGGCTATAGTGCAGGCCGGAAAGAACACGTAGGAGTTGAGGCTCCGTTATGAGCACACGTCTCGAGAGACTTAAGGGCCATGGTGGGATGTTCAATCTCAAGGGTCAGGTCTTCGGGGAATTGACCGTTCTCAGAATCCTGCCCTATCGCCACGGCAAGAAGCGTATGTGGCTCTGCAAGTGCTCGTGCGGTACCGAGATAGGAATCCGGCATGACTACCTCTTACATACGAACAACCCGAAGAGACACTGCGGATGCAAGAATCGTGGGTTGCCTACTCTTCACTCCGAGGAGTATCACATCTGGAACTCCATGCTGCGGAGATGCACCGTGCAAAGTCATGTCGGTTATCCGCACTATGGTGGACGCGGTATCAAAGTCTGTCCGCAGTGGTCAGATCCAAAAACAGGCTTCGGACAATTTCTCACGGACGTTGGCAAGCGTCCGTCTAAGGACTATTCGCTCGATCGTAAGAACTCGAACGGCAACTACGAGCCGAGTAACGTCAGATGGGCAACGTCGCAACATCAGGCCCGCAACAAGAGGAACTCGATCTACCTCCCGCATCCAACGACGGGGGAGCTCGTCCCGGCGGCGCAGGTAGCAGATGAGTTCTTTGGAGGTTCTTACCAGAAGATGCGGTCGAAATACGTCAGAGAAGATAAATGGCCAACGGCAAAAGGTCTCACGTAGTCCGACGCACCAAGATACGACGAGTTTTACTACCTAGAAAGCTACACTGGTGGATCCGTCGTCAACTCAGATGCCGATGGAACTACAACAACTTGGTAACAATATGGCGTTGGAGTAAGCTCTTGAAGGAGTTCAATGACTGGTCCCGTAAATCCTTTCCTACCTGACATCCAGAAGGCTTGGGACGTTGCTAAGGCCTTTCAGATTGAAGACGCCAACTTTGCGGTAGCGAACAACTCGGTAGTACTAGGTCATAAGACTGGTCTGGGCAAGACGTTTATCTCGATGCTAGCTTGGTCGATGTGGCCCAATGCTCAGAAGGCTCTCATCACTGGGACTCTTGCTAGCCTCTCGGTATGGATCCGACTACTAAGCAAATGGGCCGGTGTAGTGCCAAACTTTGTTCAAGGAATGTCAGATCCTCTTTGGAAGCAGGCTCTTGGAGCTCGTACTGGCGTATATATGATGACCAACCAGAGTTTTCTCTACTGTATGCGCCAGGTAGAGAGGGGAAAGCCCCGGTTCGATCTACTGATCAACGACGAGCTGCATCGTGTGATGCGAACTCGTAATCAGACATGGAAGGCGTTTAAGCGGCTGGACTTCGACCACTACCTCGGACTCTCCGCTACCTGGGCTAGCAGAGGCCCCCAAGATTGCTTTCCCGTGCTTAATCTTGTGAACCACCAGACCTTCTCCAGTTATTGGCGTTTCGTCAATACTTGGTGCCATGTCGAACAGACATCTTTCGGTACGGAGATATTTGGGGTTAAAAATGCAGAACAACTCCGTGCAATGCTCTTTCAACGCTATTACAGGGCTAGAACTTGGAAGCAGGTCGGCAACCAGTTTCGTGAAGGCCCGAATGCTGATAAAGATCCTGTGATCCGGCGTGCGGAGCGCGTTCCGATGTCCAAACAACAGACCAAGCTCATTGAGGATCTAGATCGTCACATGATTGCTGAGCTTGGCGATCAGAGAGTCGTAACTCCTAACTCTCTAGCATTGCTTACTCGGCAACTTCAGATGGCCGTTTCGCCTCGCATCCTGTTGCCTGGCGCAGAGCCTGGTGCGGTTGTTGACTGGTTAGTCGACAAGATTTCAGACGATCCGCACACAGTAGTATTCTGCCCTTTCCGTGAAGGTCTTACTGTCGTACGAGATGCACTCATCAAAGACGGATACCCTACTGGTAAGGTTTTCATTCTGAAAGGAGGGACACAACCTGAAGAGATCAATCGGATTATCGAGGCATGGAAGAAGAGCCAGGGCGTCTGTCTCTGCACGATTCAGTTTGCTCAGGCGTTTGAGCTAGATACAACCGAAACCGCATATATGCTCGGCTTCGATTGGGATCCGAACAATAACTACCAAGCAGAAGGCCGTCTGCGCAGAATGGACTCGATAGTTCAGGATCCGTGTCTTGTCAGATACATCGTGCCGGAAGGCTCTCGCTATAATGATGTGGAGCATGTAGTAGAAGGTAAGATTGCAGACGTTAGTCAGTTTCTCATAGGCTACGGAAAGGACTATGAGACCATCGTACCAAAGCGTTCGTTCGAGGTTTAGCGTGGCTAGAAAACAACTCTTCACTTCGTACTTTGCTAGGTATGCCAGACATCCACTTGCAGTTGCGATTACGGTAGCGCGTCCTGCGTGGGCTCCGAAGATGCTACACTGCAAGGATCTTGCTCCTGTCTGGGGTATCGTACGAGCTGTTAAGTCTGGACGGATAACTTCAGCGCAGTATACTGAAGCTTATTTACAGTTGCTTAAGGAGCGTAACAAGTCTCCTCAGCAAGTAGTGGATGCACTTCCGGATCGAGCTGTACTTCTCTGTTACTGCTCTCCCGGTAGCTTTTGTCATCGTCACGTAGCTGGTATGTGGCTCTCCAGTGGAGCCGACGTGGAAGTTGTCGAACTATCCTAACTAGTTACTGTTTTGCCAGGAATTTGATGGTCTCCTACTTGTGACCAGTCTTTTGTTGCCTATATAATAGGATCATTGAATAGTAAAGCGGTTCGAGTCAGCTCGCCGCGCCTCTTAAGGCAAACAACACAAGGGGGTTAAGTGCAAGTCCAGAAAGTCCCCGTCCAGACAGTTAGTCTGGAGCACCTCCGATCCTACTTACGTGAGGACAAGTCACCGTTCATTCTTCGAACGAGCGACAGGATTCTTTTCAAGCGCTGTCGTCGTCTGTGGGGGTGGATGTCTCATCTCCGTCAAGGACGCTCAATCCGAGAGCAAGCAGATTACCTATGGTTCGGAACGGGTATTCACTTCGCTCTCGAAGACTTTCATGGTCTCAACCTCTACGGGCATCCAGCTAAGGCCTTTGTCGCTTTTGTTGAGGCGAGCAAACGAGCTGAGATGCTGCCAGGAACTTGGCAGGAACATTTGAATCTCGGTATCGCGATCATGTCGTACTACGCCGACGAATGGCTCTCGTGCCGTCCACCTTTGACGACATACGAAGTAGACGGCATTCCGCAAGTCGAAGTTAACGGCTCAATCGATCTTGGGGTTCGCACTCCAGACGACCGGCGAGTTCTATATGGCTTCACTTTAGACCGAGTAGTAGTCGACGATTGGGATCGGCTCTGGATCGTCGAGTACAAGACCGCCAAACAGATTCGTATCTATCACTTCGACGTCGACGAGCAGATTACAGCCTACTGCTGGGCTGCTTGGAGACTATACGGTGTGATAGTTGCTGGTGTAGTCTACCAGCAATTCCGTAAGAATATTCCTACTCTCCCTAAGATTCTTACCTCAGGTCTCGTGTCGACTGATACGAGGCAGTCGACATCCGCGTCGCTATATGCTAAGATGCTCCGCGACATGTATGGCGTCGTCGAACTCGCACCGAAGGCAAACATCATTACTCTGAACAAGTTTCGGCAGGTGGAAGACGAAGACCAGGACAAGTTTGTTGTCCGCCACCGGATCGAACGCAATCAGAAACAGCTCGAGGCATTTGAACAGAAGGTCATTCTCGAGCTGGAAGACATCGCAAATCCCGATCTGCCGCTCTATTCAAATGCCACCAAAGACTGCGACTACATGTGCCCAATGCAGGCAGCATGTGTCGCAATGGACGATGGCTCAGACTGGGAAGGAATCCTCAATACATATAGCAGGCCTTCAACTGATGGCCTGACGCAACGAGAGAAGGAGCAAATGAAATGGCGAACGCACCTACCAGAGCCGCGGGAAGTCCAGCTACCGCCGGAAGGAGTCCAGTACCAACAGTTACTCGGTCAGCTACTGGAGGAGCAGGAAACTCATCTACCGCCGGAGCAGGTGTTCCTGGAGGAAATCGGACTGGCGTAGTTCAAGCTCAAGTCCCTATTCAGCCAGCTGCGGCGGCACAAAAGCCTGTTGTTCCAGCAGGTCCTCCTTTCCAGATGCATGGGCTAGAAGAGTATAGTCGCTGGCTCAAGATGATCGCCTATGGCGACTATGGTGCTGGTAAAACGCGGTTACTCGGCTCGTCTGTTCTCGTACCGGAGATGCGGGACATCTTCTTCATCGACGCGGAAGCAGGAGATTTGACGATTGTCACGGACGAGGCGCTTATCGCTTTCAAGCAGCACTTCACGGTCGTGCGCGTCAGGGACTTCAGGGTCTATGCGCGAGTGCAGGAGTACCTCAAGCTTCACTGTGCACTTCGCGATCAGAATACTCCAGAGGCGGACACCAAACTCAAGGAGTTGGAGAAGAGACTTATCCCGGAGGACCAGTACGATCCCGATGCACCTCCGAAGAGGTTCCGGACGGTGATCACGGACTCTCTCAGTGAGGTCGAAGCTTACTCGATGTACCAGCTTCTTGGCGTGAACGATCGCACGCGCATCGATGAAGAGTTGGCAAATCCTGAGTGGACAGAGTTCAAGCGGAACCACTCTCAGGTACTCCGAGCAATTCGAGGATACCGTGATTTGCCAATGCATGTTCTGATGACGTGCGCTGCTGCCTACGTCCAAGATGACGCTAAGCGGATGATCTGGATGCCGGCTCTCACCGGAAAGTTGGCGAGACAGTGCCAGGGCTTTATGGACATCGTCGGCTATATGTATGTCACGCAGGGCGAGAACAATACCAAGGCCCACAATATGCAAGTGCAACCGTCGCCGAGGATCAACGCGAAGTGCCGGTTTTCGAACTTCAAGAACATGGGATGGGTCGGACCTACGATGAAGACTATTCTCGAGAGTGTCGGCCTGCTAGAGAGAGGGATCATCAAGAGCTGACGAGGAAGAACGTGTTACTCGGCAAAGCTCTGGAGTCGGACTACATCTTTGTATTCGGCTCCAATAAGGCTGGAATTCATGGAGCTGGAGCAGCGTTAACCGCGAGGAGGTTATACGGAGCTCAATACGGCAACGGGTTCGGACTACAGGGTAGGAGTTATGCGATTCCTACCAAAGACTGGGACGTTGCTACTCCGCTCAAGCTGGATCAAATTCGTATGTTTGTTCAGGAGTTCATTAGTTTTGCTGAACAGCATCCTGAGCAAACTTTCAAGGTCACGCGGATTGGCTGCGGACGCGCCGGCTACAAGAACGAAGAGGTGGCTCCAATATTTGCTCTTGCGCCTTCAAACGTTAAGTTGCCAACCGAGTGGAGAGATTACCTAGGAGTAGATCGGGCTCCTGGGAGTTTCTGGAGTAGGTAAATCCCGGTCAATACACCACACCACAGAAAGGAAACGCTATGGCGAAAGCCAATCCGCAAAAGGCGCAGGAATCAGCCGCGCCAGCAGCACCGCAGCAACCCGTTCCCGCCGAAGAAGCAGCCGGTACGGAAGGGGGCAATGGCGCTCTCGTGATCGATCTGTCCGGAGTTCCGGACGAGGTGGAATTGCCGGTGATCCCGAGAGGGATCTATCCGGCGCTCGTCGACGACCTCACCTTCGGATTCAGCCAAGCATCCGGCAATCCGATGTGGACGTGGAAGTTCGAGCTGACCGATCAAGCCGGCGAATGGTCGGGGAGGAAGCTGTTTTTCCACACCCCGTTCGTGGAGCAGATGATGCCGCGGGTCAAGAAGGTCATCTCGCGGGTCGCTCCTGAACTGCTCAATGGGCCGTTCAAGCCAGAGGAGATCGCCAATTCGGGTGTGCTGGTCGGCAAGCCGGTTCGTGTCCGTCTCGATATCAAGCCGTACGAGGGCAAGCCGCGCAACAATGTACGCGACGTGCTCCCGCCCGACGAAGGTGCCGGCGGCTCGTTCCTCCAGACCTAGCGCCTGGAACGGTGTGCAATGTCCCACGTCTCGGATAACCAGAATATCGGCTAATACGATCGGAGTGGGCCTGGAAATGAGCGTGACTCCGGCGGAGTTCAGATTCCAGGCGAGATGTGGTTTCTCTTCTGATGGTAGAGCGGAGGCGATGTGAACTTAGTTCAAGGCTTTGTACTCTTGTCGGGGGGTATCGACAGTTCGACTTGTTTAGCAGTTGCAGTTCGCGATTACGGCCGCGAGAATGTTCTCGCTATCTCGATCGACTACGGTCAGCGGCACCGGAAGGAGATGGAGATGGCAAAGAGGGTGTGCGACTACATGTCAGTTGTACACGAGATTCATCCGATTATTGGCATCCCGAAGGTGATGCTTACCGATCCTTCAGCTGAAGTCCCGAACATCTCCTATCAGGAGATCCAGGGAGTGAGTCCGACGTATGTGCCATTCAGAAACGGTCAGCTCATTTCGCGGATCGCCGGGATTGCAGCTCATAGCATCGAGCAGATAAACAGAAACATCGCGATTGCGAAAAGAGCTGCCAGTGTGGTAGGCGCAGGCGCCAAGTGGGAAGGTCGGATCTACTTCGGGGCACATGCTGAAGATGCAGCTGGCGACGCCTATCCGGACTGCAGGCTCGACTTCGTCGGGGCAATGGCAGCGGCTGTCTATATCGGTACTTACCACTCTATCCGGCTCAAAGCGCCTCTGATCGAGATGTACAAGAACGAGATTGTGGAGCTAGGGCAGAAGCTTGGTGTGCCTTGGCATCTAACGTGGAGTTGTTACAAAGGTGGGGAGGTGCACTGTGGTACGTGTCCAACGTGTCGTGCGCGTAAGGCGGGTTTTACAAAGGCCGGTGTCGTCGATCCCACCGTCTACTCCGCAGCTTAAGCCGCTCGCTTCAGCGGTTAGGTTGGCGCTTATGCTCTGGTCTCTCTACTATCCGAGGAAAGAAAATGATCACCGCTGAGCGGTATCACGATATCTCGTGTGGTCACCGTGTGTTTGGACACGAGTCAAAATGTGCACATCTCCACGGACATAACTACCGAGTTCACTTCGTTTGTGCTTCCCCAGAGCTCGATACTGTTGGCCGAGTACTCGACTTCTCAGTGATCAAGAGCCGGCTCTGTATGTGGCTCGAGAATAACTGGGATCATAAGTTCCTTATCTGGCAAGAGGATCCTCTAGCAGAGCCTTTGCGGGCGTTGGATGGAACTGTTGTCATTCTACCTTTTAATCCTACCGCGGAGAAGATGGCAGATTTTCTTCTCCGGATTATGGGGCCTCAACTGCTCGAAGGGACAGGAGTTGCTCTGATCAAAGTGTCGGTGGAGGAGACTCGTAAGTGTTCTGCCTCAGCAAGTAATCTTCCTGACGTTCTAATCGATGAGCTGGTGAAGAGGCGCTTTGAGAGGGGGCTGTAGTGTTCGGCAAGAACCCAATTAGAAGACAGCATCTCGGTACTGGTCTCGAGCTGGAGGTTCAGAGTATCTTCTCCACCATCCAAGGCGAAGGCCCTTTTACTGGTCAGCCTGCAGTTTTCCTACGGCTTGCAGGATGCAACCTTCGATGTCACTTCTGCGATACGGACTTCGAGAGCCGCAAGAAAGCGATGAACGTCGACTCTATCGTCCGCGAAATTCAGGAACACGCTGCTACGGACAAGATTACAGAGACGGACTTAGTAGTTGTTACTGGAGGAGAACCACTTCTTCAGAACATTGTTTTCCTCTGTGACAAGTTGAGCGACCTCGGGTTCAGAATCCAGATCGAAACGGCTGGTACTGTTTGGGTACCAGGACTAGAAGATTACATAGGTATCGACGCTTTGACAATTGTGTGCAGCCCTAAGACAGGAAAGGTGCACGAGAAGATTGCCCAGCACTGTTGGAACTGGAAGTATCTTATCCGGGAAGGGGAGGTGTCACCAGTCGATGGTCTTCCGATTATGAGCACTCAAGAGCCTGGAAAGAAGCTGAAGCTCTATCGGCCAGAAATATATAGCCACAACACTATATGGCTTCAGCCATGTGAAGAGTACAAGAACATTGTTCACATTCCTGCTGCCTTTGCTTTGAGTCTGGACGAGATGTCCGACCAGAAGTTTACTAAGCAAGTAAGGGATGAAGAGCGCTCCCAGCGTAACATTCAGCTGTGCGGAGTACTCGCGATGAAGTACAATTACCGTGTTAGTCTACAACTGCACAAGTTCTTAAGGCTACCATAATGGCCAAACCAATTAGGCAGGGGAAACAAATGGCAAGGCGCAAAAAAGGAAGTCCGATTCTAGAGGCCTCCAATTTGATGGCGGCGGTTCTCGAGACTCTCGGGTTTGATCTGATGGACGAGAATTTCAACGGTACTCCGGAGAGGTTTGTCAAGTACCTTCGAGAGTACCTCAGACCATACGACGAGAGGGAGGTTCTGAAGGTCGACTTCACATCAACTCACTCTGAGCAGGGCTACAAGGGGATGGTGGTCCAGAGTAATATTCCCTTTCGTACGATCTGTCCTCACCATCTCTTGCCAGTTCTAGGAATATGCCATATTGGTTATATTCCTACAGAGAGACTCGTGGGAATCTCGAAGCTCACCCGAATCGTTGCAGCTGTCGGCCACGAGATGCCTCGGATGCAGGAAACGTGTACAGACCTCGTTGCTGACATTCTGATGAGTCGGCTCAGAGCAAAAGGTGTAATGGTGGTGATCAAAGCCGATCATGGCTGCATGACGGGGCGCGGAGTACAAGTGCATGACACTCCGACGTCCACTTCGACTCTCAGAGGTCTCTTCCGGGATGTTCCAGCAGCAAAGGACGAATTCTTCCAGCTTGTGAGACTGGAAAGCAAGACATAGTCAATTTGTGGGCGGAGACTTGAGACCACTATAAGGACTACTTTATAATATCGTTTATCGGATGGATTTTCGCTTGATAGGTGCAGACAGGGGGCCACAGTGTCAAGATTTGCTCCGGTAGTTCCAATTCATATGGCAGAGGCTCTTCAGGTAGGCAAGCTCGACTACCTTGGAAGTTACCATCTGCTATTAGCGCACGACATTCTCACCTACCCTGAGGAGTACCGAAGAACGTACTCTCGAGTCCGTTCGCTCCGGGGGGACACATTTATAATCTTGGACAACTCTATAGTCGAGCTCGGCTATCCAATGGGTCTCGATAGCTTGACAGCAGCAGCAGCAATCGTACGCCCTGATTGCATCGTCATACCCGACAAGATGGGCGACGGTCTTGAGACGCGCAAAATGGCGATCAAGTTTGCCCGCGAATACGCACAGTTTCGGCACGATGAGATGTGGTATGGAGGTTTGACAGGGGCTCCTGCTCTGATGGGAGTAGTTCAGGGGGACACCATCGAAAGTGCCATGGAATCAATTGCGCTATACTACACGCTGCCGATGGTGGAGTATATCGGGATACCTCGCGTTCTAGTCAAGCAACACGGCTCTCGGATGGACGTTCTCTGCTGCATCGCATCTATCATGTACCATCTAAGCGGAGGAAATGTTTGGCAGCCTTTCAAAGGAGTTCACCTGCTTGGGTTCTCCGATGATGTACTCGACGATGTGAGCTGCGCTCGTATGCCGTTTGTTCAAGGCATCGACTCCAACGTTCCGATAAGAGCCGGCTTGAAAGGATACACTCTTGATCTACATGACAAACAGTGGTCGGAGAGGGTAGGGCCGAGAGGCGATTTCTGGAACACTCCACTCGATGACCTCTGGCATAGCCGAAGGGGCGCGATACAGCGTAATATGACTGAGTTTCGCCAACTCATCTGGCGGTAACTGACGAAACTGCTGTGACACAGTTTAATCGCCTCCTTCCGCTTCCTCATAAGAAGTTTCCTCCTGAGCCGTGCCCAGCATGTCCAATGTTTGGCTCTCGTCGGGTTGGAGCGAGAGGAGACCCGAAGAGTCCCCTTGTTATCATCCTAGAGGCGCCAGGCTCTGAGGAGCTAAAGTACGGGGCTCCTATCTGTGGACCTAGCGGGGACCTCCTGGACAAATGCGTTCCTGACTGGTTTGACTTCGACGACGCGTATATTATCAATGCGATGCAGTGTCGTCCGCCAAAGACTGCTAACCAACAGCGGGATAAGGAGTACAAGGCTAGAGCCTGTTCTGCGTGTCGGCAGAGAGTTCTAGGACAGATATTTTCACATCCACGCAAATGCGTTCTAGCTCTAGGAGCTTGGTCGAACTCAGTCCTTACAATGGACTATAACTACAAGATAACGCAAAGGCGCGGTGAGGTCTATGCTATATCCGATCCGGAGACTGGAGCTGAAGTAACAGTGGTGCCGAGCGTTCATCCTGCCTATCTGCTTCGTGGGTCAGGCAATCCTAAAGTGTTCCGAGACGACCTATCTCTAGCAATTGATCTCGCGTTCGGCAAGGAGATCACAGTCAGAGACCATCTATGGGAAGATCCTGACAACGTCGTACTAGAACGTCTCGAGGACTTCGTCAAGTACGCGAAGAAGGTTAGGAAATTGGCTCCAGTTGAGGTAGCCGCTGATATTGAGACATCAGGGTTCAACTATCTGACGGATAGGATCCTGTGTATAGGATTCTATATCCGGGATAAGGGCGACTGCGCGGCTATAGTTCCTGGAAGGTCACTTGATGGAGCGTACAGACACTATCTTCGCCGGTTTCTGCTTTCTGCCGGTCTCCGTTTCGTTTGGCAGTTCGGTAAGTTTGATGAGAAGTTCCTCACTCAAGCTGGCATCTTACGGAAAGGTGAATGTGCCAACTACGAGGACACAGGATTAGAGAGCTACGCCCTGTCGGAAGCGACAAAGGACCACGATCTCGATGAGCAAGCCAAGAATGATCTAGGGATCCCTGAGCACAAGCATATGCTCAAGAAGTGGGCTCCGAAAAAGTCCGACTCCTACGCTAACGTCCCTGAGCCGGTACTTTTCGACTACTTGGCGAAGGACTTGAAGAAGACTTATCTCGTTCATCGCCACAAGAGGCCTCTAATAGCCGCAGATCCAAAACTTGAGCTGCTCTACTCTAAGACTCTTATTCCGGCGTCTCATCTCCTGGCTGGCATTGAGATGTACGGCATCCATATAGACTGGGACTATGTGAGGATCAATAGATCAGGTGCTACTCCTGATGATGTAGCTAAAGGACTAGTGACATCTCTCGAAAGTGAAATCGGCTTAGAACAGGAGCTCGTTCAGATCGAGGAACAGCTTACTAAGTTGGTAGGCTATAAGATCAACCCGAACAGCCCCGGCGAAGTAGCTGCATTACTCTACGACGGGTATGGTTTAAGGATCAAAGGTAAGAGACCAACGGATACCCGGAAGGAGACTCTAGATAAGCTACCTGCGCATCCAGCAGTAAAGCTTATCCGGAAGTATAGATCTGTTACGAAGATGCTGTCGACTTATGTAGCGGCCATCGAGAAGCTAGCCGTCGGCGATCGTATACATACAACGTTCAAACTACATGTTACTCCCACTGGAAGGTTATCGAGCTCAGAGCCTAACATTCAGAACATTCCTCGAGAGCCGAGATTCCGTCGAATGTACCGTGCTAGGCCTGGAAGCGTTCTGATCGAAGGCGACTATAACATGGCGGAACTCCGAATGCTCGGAGCTCTGTCGCAGGACGAATTTCTTACTAGCGTTTTTCTAGACGGCAAACGGAACTTGCACGATGAAGTGTCAGTAGCAATGTACGGCCCGAACTTTGACATGCATCAGAGGATCCGTGCTAAGGCGATCAACTTTGGTATACCGTATGGTCGTGAAGCGTTCTCCGTAGCGGAAGAGCACGATATTCCCGGGCAGGAAGCACAAAGATTGATTGATGCATGGTTTGCGCGAGCTCCGGGTGCTGCAAAGTTCATTGCAAACTGTCGGAGAGCACCTCGCGAAGGTCGGACGTTAGTAACAGTCTTCGGACGTAAGCGCCGGCCAGGAGTCGTTGGGGCAGAACGGTTGAAAGGGATTCAGAACGAGTTTGCCAACTTCCATATGCAGAGTCCAGTTTCTGACTTTACCATTCACTCTGGTATGGAGATGGCCCCCAAGCTCAAGAAGGAAGGTGCCTACCTCGTTAACCTGATCCACGACTCAACACTTACAGAGTGTCCTGCTGATTCGCACAACAGGATCCAGCAAGTTTCAGGCATCATCAAGGAAACTATGGAGGAGGTGCCTACTAAGTGGATTAGTACTCCGATTAAGTTCGTTGTAGACGTCAAGATCGGGACTCACTGGGGGCTAGCAACATCGTACGACAAGTGGTTAAAGCTGCATAGTAGCCAACTTTAACAGGAAAGGGCAAAAGGTGGAAAAACTCGAGCAGTTGGCGACGCAATACTTCTTGGTGTGCAAGTGCTGGCATAACCATCGGGAAGCAGTCCGCAATAGGATGTCAGTTGAGCGAGCAATCAAGATACTCCGCGAAGTGAGGGAGGGTGCTCTTAAGTACCATACGGGAAGGCTGTTGGGGAGAAGAGCTCTCTCGCTCCTTCAGGATATCGTTCGTCGTCAGGAAGAACCGCAGGAGATGATCGGTTAGTGCTGATATCACCATCATAAGCCACTTGCTACCGTATTTGGTGGTCATATATAATGGTGATATGCTGCAAATAAGCTGGAGACAACGTGAGTAACAGAGAAGAGCCTACTCTCCTCGATCAAGTCAGACCTGTATTCGAGCTGAATCGCGAGCTAGGAGTCCTTGCATTCACGATCGGGGCACCACCTTTCGAGGCTATACTGTGGAGCTCGATGAGGAAGGATCTCCCCGCTGCGAACGATTCGGATTCGGAGGCTGTATGAACAAGCCCTTTAGACCGTTGCTCGCAGCTGAAACGCCGGAGCAACTCCAGATGATCGAGAATACCTCTCGCGAAGAACTGCTCATCCGGATGAGAGTCTTCCAACCTCATCTACCTCTCTACGCCTCATATAAGCTCGACGGCATTCGAGCTATAGCCCGAGAGGGAGTTCTCGTCTCGCGCACGTTGAAACCAATTCCATCCAAGTTCGCTCAACAGTTCGCTCAACGCTTTACAGAGGGCTACGACGGTGAGCTGATCGCCCGAAAGGTTCCAGCAGACAATACTGTCTACAGCGCAACCTATTCCGCTGTAATGACGCACGGCTCCGAGGAGCCTCTTGACTTCCACGTATTCGACTGCGTATACGACGAGTTCGACTATTGCACTCGGCTTGAGAAACTTGCAGAAGAGGTATCTGATCCAAGATACCTATCCAAGGGAGTGAGGCTTCTCGAACAGCGTTTTGTTCGGACAGTGGAAGAGATCCTCGAGTACGAGCGTCAGGCTCTCGATCTCGGGTATGAAGGTCTTGTGCTAAGACGCCCGAACGCTCCCTACAAGTATGGCCGCTCGACTTTTAATCAGGGTTACCTGATGAAGTTTGCACGTTGGCTCACCAGCGAGGCCGAGATTATCGGCTTCGAGGAGATGATGCACAATGACAATCCAGCAGAGATCGACGCGCGTGGCCTCACGAGGAGGTCCACGCATCAGGCTAATCTGCGTCCGTCCGGAATGCTCGGCAACTTTATTGTCAAGGATCCTAAGTTTGCAGAGTCTTTCAGTCTCTCAGGACAAATGGATCATACGTTCCGTAAGCACGCCCTCGAGAACTTCGACACGCAGTACAAAGGGTCGCTGGCTAAGTACAAGTACAAGCCGTACGGCACGAAAGATAAGCCGCGGCAACCAATCTTCGTAGGCCTCCGTTCACGGGAGGATATGTGAACTCTTGTTGGGAGGAGGTTACTTGTTGCCGTGGAGACGAACTCCATCTTGGTACAGTGGGGAGAATCGAAGAGTTGCCTCTCGTGTACATTACGCGAGGTAGCCAAATGTATAGGCTTGTATGGCCGGAGCTCCCTCTGGTCGATCCCAGCAAGACGTCAGCGAGGTGATATGAGCAAAATCAGGCGGATTGAGATCGAGTTCCCGATATTAGTCGAACTTCCCGAGGGTTTCGGGCGAGCGCTAAGCGCTCTAGTAGGTATGATCTGCAGAAAGTACGAGATTGAGAATCCTACTAGGGTCATGTGGCCATCTGGAAGCGGAGCGAAGCCTCTCTGGAACGAGCCAGCAGAGCCTGACTGGGACGATTCAGTGTATCAGATTACTGTCTCGGAGCGTGAGGCTTATGACCGGGACTTAGAGAGGCGGGGATTTAATCTGCTAGAGACTGAGTGCTCCGTCTGTGGTGGCATTCAGTTCGATACCCCTTCTGGAGTCAGTTGCGCAAATGGCCACGGAGGCGCTCCTGGAAGGCCAAAGTCAGTTTCGATCAAGAGGACGTGAGACCATCAAAGACCTCTTGTGACCACCTATTGTGGTTCTGTATAATTGTATCAGGCTTGAGAAAGGAGACCTTTGTGAACAAGCCCACTTCAGCAGTCCAGTTGTTTGTAGTCTGTGCGCCCGGCATCGATCCCTCAACAGTTCAAGTCAAGTCGTCGCTCGAGGTCCTTGGTTGGAAATTTTCCGATATGGATCGAGGCGACTTGATCGATCTTGCAGCTCAAGTCGATTCCCAGCTCAAAGTGCTGGGGAAGTGGCACGAAGCTGCGAAGGGAGTGCTGAAGCAGACACTTCCTGTTCCTGCCGATCCAGGCACCGAGACTGTTACTCTTGGCAGAAAGTTCGAAGCACACTATGTCAAGATGGTACGCTCGGATATCGACCGCGACTCCGTCAAGCGCGATATGGGCGACAAGTGGTACGGCGAGCACTGCAAGACAACGGAAGTTTTGCAGCTCAAGATCGTTCCAATCGCTCAGACTCCTGGCGCAGCAGGATAAGATGGACAAGGTTCCCCCGCTGGTTGCGGCTCTACCCCGCCAAGACAGGTCTTGCTCCAAATGTGACTGGAGCTGGACTCTTATTCCAACTCCTCAGGAGCTCAAGCTCGGTTCTGAAGTTCGCTTGTACTGCTGTTCGCCTGGAGCTCTTGTCAAGCGCTTTGATGGCGTCTACCCTCGTTCTATCTCGATCGTACGGGGAACTAAAGCCCTCTGCGGTATCCAAGGAAAATGGTGGCAACTAGCAAGAGAAGAGCCGGAAATCGTCCAGCGGAGTTCACTGTCCAGCTCGGAGTATCGGCAGAAGCGGAAGGTCGAGAAACAAACTCGCCACGCTCGGTACGAAGGTTCTGGACGTAGACCCTACGATGTGAAGCGGTAGTTCAGTCAAGGAGGCGGCATGTCAATACCAGTTATGCAGAAGCTCCGAGCCGTAGCGATTGCGGCTTGCCAAAAGATCCACAAGAACCGCTATAAGGCGCTGAAGTGGCCAGAGAGAGGCTTCGACTCCTCAGGCCAGAGAGATTGGCACAAAGTCCCTGGCAGTTTCCTGGACGAGAAGCTTGCGGAAGAAGCCAGGGAGCTCCAGAAGGCTGCCAATAACGCCGAGGATAAAGTTACTCTGGAGAACATGCTGGAATGTCTCTACGAGGCGGGGGACGTTACGGCACTCGCAATGATGACTATCGACCAACTGGGGGCTCTAAATGATTTACTGCCTCCGAAGGTCGTTTGCCTATGTGGTTCGACCAGATTCAAGGAGGAGTTCCTCCAAGCTCAGTACGATGAGACGATGAAGGGCAACATCGTACTTACCGTAGGATTCTGGCACCACGCTGAAGCTGGTGTCACGAGGCCTTCTCTCAACAATGAGCAGAAGGCTCTGCTCGACGAACTGCATAAGCGTAAGATAGACCTCTCGGATGAGATCTTTGTCCTAAATGTTGACGGCTACGTCGGTGACTCGACTCACTCCGAGATCCAGTATGCCGAAGATGCTGGCAAAGGCATCCGCTACTTGCAAATTCCGAACAACTGAGCAGGAGGCAACTATGGAAGCTAAGATCAACGTCCTAGATCACGGGTTTGTTCGCCTAGTCGAGGTCTGGGGGAAAGGCGATGCTGGCGAGCCCGAAGCAGGAATCATCGAGGCAGCCCGGCAGTCGACGCAGGGATCGTTTCGGGGGTGGGAGCTCGATGAGAAGCTACTCCGCTTCTTGTACTGTAACGATCCCAAACATGCTACCCCGTTTGAGTTCGCTGGGATGGTAATCGAAGTCCAGGCACCAATCTTTGTTTTCCGGGAATGGCATCGCCATCGGACTCAGAGCTACAACGAGATGTCGGCGCGCTATGCTCCTTTGCCTGAGCTCGACTACTTGCCGTTACCTGAGCATATTCACGAGAGAGCTGTCTCTGCTGCAAGTACAAAGAACAAACAGGCTCGAGGCGCGGTTCTGAAAGTGCCGAGTCTCTCGGAGGTGGAGACTTGGTGCGCTCGCTTGAAGCATATGTATGGGATGATTCAGGAGCTCTACGCGGATGGTCTAGAGATGGGGGTCCCAAAGGAAGTCTCTCGAATTACGCTTGCTGTCGGACGCTACAGCAGAATGCGCGCGTCAGCGTGTCTCCGTAACTGGCTCGCGTTTCTGACCCTACGGATGGACCCCGGAGCTCAGCTGGAGATCCGTATGTTTGCTTGTGCTGTAGGCGTTCTTGTTGCCCAGCACTTTCCCAGAACATACAAGCTGTTCGATCAAGAGTACCAGAGCAAGCATCTAAGCTAGGAGGGGTAGTGACTACTGAATATCGGGAGGTTATACTCCCCTCAGGAGCTTTTGCGAAGGTAAGGTCTCTTACTGGTAGAGACTACCTTATGATGAAAGAGCCTATAGGGGACAAAGACTTGATGTTCGTAATGATCACTCGAGCGGTCGTCATCGACGATGCTCCGATCACATACGAACAGTTGCTTGACATGGATATGCGCGACGTCAGTGCTCTAGGAACGGAGATGGCAAAGTATGTTTCTGGGCCTGTAAGAATTAATCCGATCTCAAAACCGGAGAAACCATCATAAGCCACTTGCTACCTTTAGCTGTGGTCATATATAATGGTGGTAATAGCGAGTAATCTACTGGAGGCGTATGAGTACTTCCCGGATCTGGAAAACGACAAACGGTCGGCAGATTCCAATTTGCCAGCTTACCAGCGAACACCTCTGCAATATCCTGAACTGGATCGAGAGGACCCCTCCGTGGGCTCGAGTACCGAATCAGGATCAGCGGACGGAAGATTACTTCTGGCTTCGCACGGAGGCGATAAACCGAGGACTTCGCTGGCGGAGATACGCTGGCTCAATGCCTCTTCGTGACGGCGATATCAGCTGTGGGCCTCTGTTCACATGCAAATCGAGTCCAGATCAGCCAAGTGACTGGTTTATCAGCGACGAGCTGTGGGCCAAGGCTTTCGGCTCAGTCTCTAGTGGTGCCGGAAAAACTGCCTCGACTCAAGGAGAAGTGTCTAACAACCTCGATTGGTATCGTCCAGTGGCTCTTCGGCTTCTGAAAGCCGGCGAGAAGTTTCGGGTGCGGTTGTTCGAAAACCAGGATATACACATGAAGCTTCGTTTGTTCGGAGACATAGCTACCAAAGTTCGATTGGCAGGCTATGTCCTTGCTGACTACGGCGAAGTCTTCTACAACGATAGCCGTACTGGAAGATGTGCCGTTGCTAACATGAGAACGGGCGACACGTATTGGCGCGGATCTGCGGAAGCTGTCCAGCGTGTGGGAGTCAAGAGTCAATGAAGATCGGCTTTACCGGAACTCAAAAAGGTTTGACTCAGCTGCAGGTTAAAAGGCTGCGTGAACTGCTTGTTACTCCTTCTAGTGGGAGTGAGCTCCATCATGGCGACTGTGTAGGAGCAGACGCAGAAGTAGCTCAACTTGCATGGGGCTTCTGCTATAAGATAGTATGCCATCCTCCTGTTAAGAGGAGTAAGCGCGCTTTCGTCAATGCGCATGAATTCCGCGAACCTCAGGAATATCTCGCTCGCAACCGTAGCATCGTTGACGAGTCTGAGATAGTGATAGCCTGTCCGAGGAGCCTTAGCGAAGAGCTCCGATCAGGTACGTGGGCTACTATCAGGTACGCTCGTAACGTTCAAAGGCCGCTCGCTATTGTCTGGCCAAACGGTGACGTCGAGTTCGAGCGTGGAGCCTATCACATTCTGGAAGGCACTAGCAATGGCAAAGAGTACCAGCGTTAGTATTAGCACTGAGTACTACATCCGTCGTACAGGTGAGATCACTTTTGCGGTGGCGAAGTTCAACTCTATGACTGGAGGTGAGCAGCCTCTCGCGGTGTATTCTGTCATCTGGGATCCCTCCCGTAACAGAGGCAAATGCGATTGTCCTGCCGGGATGTATCGTGGGACTGGAGCTGATGACAAACATGTCAAAATGGTGCGCGATTGGATTACTCAGGGAGAGCTTGCAATGACGATTAGCAAGGAGCGCAAGCCATGAGCGACAACCAACCGAACGTGGCGGGGCAGGTTGGCAGGACGGAAGAGCCTAACGAGCGGGCCACGGCCTCTCAAGATGAGAATGGGAGAAAGGCATGAGCAGAATCATCACAACACCACTAGGGCGTTTTCGTGCAGTAACCCTAGATGGCGTACATATTGATGATCATACTGGCTGGCTGTGGGAGTGTCCAGGCTGTGGCGCATTGGGGCATCTTGATAAAGAGCAGTGGAATGGGTCTGTCAGTGTGGACTGCGCTGGAACACCACCGGGATGCAAAGGGAAATATCACGAAACACATGATTTCGGCTCAGCACTACGAGCGGCAATTAAACTGAATTGAGCGTCCTCAATGACCTCCCTCACCGAGCAGGACATCTGCGGCTTCTGTGGTTTACCTGGGGCTGACAAAATTCCGCATCCTATTCGCTGGCCTGGAGAGCAAAGTGCAGGGACTGATTTTGTCCATGCCGAATGCGAGGACGCCGAATGCAGGCGCGCTCACACTTTGCTGACAGATGTAGAACGAGAAACTTTTGGAAAGGTTAATTCATGGCTAATCTAACCGAGCAGGATATCGAGGTCTATGCACGCACGGGGCTGTATGCCGCTCGCATGAGTAGCGCAGCCTTCCGCAGAGCAATCGCCGACCTCGCGCTGCGGGGGATGAGGGACGGCAAGGATGCGGAGCGGTATCGGTGGCTACGATTACTGCGCCCAGAAAATCATCCTTGCGTATACATGGAAGCACTCGACGCCGCCCTCGACGCCGACGCGGAGAGGCGGGGAAGTGAATAGACTTAGCGCTCGTATCCAGGAGTTAGCTAAACAGCACGGCTCACTACGAGCTGCGGCTAGAGAGCTCCAAATTGACGTCGGCTACCTCAGCCGTTTACAGAACGGCTCAAAAACAGAGCCGAGCAGTGAGATATTGCAAAAGCTCGGAATGCGGCGTATAGTTACTTACGTGAGGACTTACTGAAAGGGACTCAATGACTGAGACGGGATTCGACAACATCGGCAGCTTTCGTAAGATCGAGCACGTCCGTAAAAGGGATGGCTCTGTAGTACCTTACAACTTTTCAAAGATCGAGGCCGCAATCTGCAAAGCGATGTATATAGCAGTAGAAGCTCCGGATCCGGATAGCGACTCGACGTTTGTGGCTCGGAATGTGCAGTCGCAGTTTCAGCGGGCTGCCACCCTTATGCAAACTGAAAGCGTTCCAACTGTCGAAGCAATCCAGGACGCAGTCGAACGCGAGCTCATGTTGCAGGGGTTTACAGCTACTGCAAAGCACTACATTCTTTACCGCCAGGAGAGAGCAAAGCTCCGTCAAGAGAGAGTCGCAGTTCCGGAGGGAGTTCAGCGCCTTGTTAATGAGAGCCGAGAGCTCTTTCCCAATCCCTTAGCTGAGTTTGTTTACTATCGATCCTACTCGCGGTGGATCGAGAGCGAAAACCGGCGAGAGACGTGGATCGAAACTGTTCGGCGTTACATGGACTTCATGCGCGAGAACCTCTCCACTCTTCTGACGACGGAGGAGTATAACGAGATACATCAGGCGATCCTGCATATGGAGGTGATGCCTTCTATGCGTCTGATGTGGTCAGCAGGAGCTGCTGCTCGCGCAACTAACGTTGCCGCTTTCAACTGTGCCTACACCGCACCAACAGATGTACAGGATTTTGCAGAGATTCTGTACATCCTCGCGTGTGGCTCAGGCGTCGGCTTCTCGGTGGAAAGCCAGAACATTCAGCAACTACCTGTTATTCCGCTGCAGCTTGGAGAAGAGCCTCTCACCTATGAAGTGGCCGACTCGAAAGAGGGATGGGCCAACGCTCTTGCTGCTGGGATGTACTCCTGGTACAACGGAATGGATCTCAAGTTCGATTTCTCCCTGCTTAGGCCAGAAGGCGCGAGGCTGAAGACGATGGGAGGCCGTAGCTCGGGGCCTAAGCCACTTATCGACCTTCTCGCTTTTGTTCGGTCGAAAATTTTGCATCGTCAAGGGCGAAGGCTTTCCAACTTGGACGCGCACGACATCATCTGTAAGATCGGCGACTGTATTGTTGCTGGTGGCGTAAGAAGATCAGCGCTTATTTCCCTGTCTGATCTAGACGATGAGGAGATCCGTCACGCGAAGGAAGGCCACTTCTTTATGACGAACCCTCAGCGTCAGCTAGCCAACAACTCTGCTGTTTACCGGGAGAAGCCTACTTCGGAGCAGTTCCTTCGTGAGTGGTTGGCTCTTGTTCAGAGCAAGTCAGGGGAGAGAGGAATCTTCAATCGAGGCGACCTGCTTAAACAGATTCCTGCGCGACGGCTCGAGAACTGGATAGCACACGGCCATGTGGTGCAAGGAAGATTGATGAGTCAACCAGGAGCAAATCCCTGCTGCGAGATCTACCTTCTGTCGAAACAGTTCTGTAATCTGACCGAAGTGGTCTGCCGCCCAAACGATAGTAGAGAGTCGCTGGCTCGGAAAGTTCGAATTGCTACGATCCTCGGAACGTACCAGTCGGAACTTACTGACTTTCCCTACTTGTCCGAGGAGTGGAAGACCAACTGCGAGCGGGAACGCCTTCTCGGTGTTTCTCTTACCGGTCAGTGGGACTGTGAAGTTGTAAGGAGTCCCGTAGTATTGGAGAGTCTGTGGAACTTAGCCCTCGATACCAATCGTGCGTATGCAGATAGGTTCGGGATCAATCCTTCTACTGCTATAACGTGTGGCAAGCCCTCAGGAACAGTTTCTCAGCTTGTCGATGCGTCTTCAGGGATGCATCCTCGGCATTCGGAGTACTACATTCGACGAATCCGCATTGCTGGTACGGATCCTCTCTTCCACATGTTGCGTGATCAGAAGCTGCCTTTCTATCCAGAAGTCGGGCAGACGTACGATTCTGCTACGACCTTTGTTCTTGAGTTTCCTGTCAAGAGCCCTGAAGGCTCGGTCTATAGCGAGGATCTCTCAGCGCTCGATCAGTTGGAGTACTGGAAAAGAGTCAAGACGACCTTTACCGAACACAATCCCTCGGCTACGATCTCAGTAAGAGAGGACGAGTGGGTGCTCGTTGCTCATTGGCTCTGGTTGAACTGGGAGATAGTTGGCGGCCTTTCATTTTTACCACGCGACGATCATGTATACCAGCTTGCACCGTACGAGGCTATTACCCGAGAACGATATGAGGAAATGTGCAAGGTCTTCGAGAACATCGACTACGCTCGTATCATTGCGTACGAGAAGGAGGACTCAACTCAGGGATCCAAAGAGTTCGCCTGTTCTTCGGGCGTGTGTGAATTGTAGTATAAGGAGGTAGTATGCGTCTACATCTGCTGGGTCTGACGATTGCAATTGTGATGGTGTTCGTAGCGTGCGGCGAGATGCCTGTTCGAGTATATTCCGGTCCGGGAGGTACGGCAAGTGCGTATCCTCGCTCGATCCGAATTTCGGGAGACGAACGTGCATCCCGCGATCTGAGAGAGTGCACCTACGATGCTACGAGGAGTCTTCCAGTACCTCAATCTGGCGACATCATCGCGAACATGTCGAGAGCTCAGCAGCAGGAAGATCTGATCTTTCAATGTATGTCCCTCCGCGGCTACCGGTAGAAACTGATTATGGCCATTTATCTCCTCTGTATTAAGTCCTGGCGAGGTCTCGAGAAAGGAAGGGTCTATAAGCAGACCGGTATCTACTCTTGTTCTTGTGGCCACAATCCCGAAGCTATTGTAGTAGTGTACGGGCACTATCGTGGGGCCTCTAGCATGACATGCAACTTCTGTGGAAAGATCTCGTCGGAAGCTGGTGAACCTGGATGGGCTTATCGAACTCTGTTCGTCCAGATCAATGATCCTGATCAGAGTAAAGGGGAGTCGGAAAAGAACGACCTCAATTTGCCACTTGATACCATTGCTTGAACCGCGATATAATAGGTTTATGCTAGCATGTTGCTAGCACACAAGGAGGCCAATTATGGCACAAGGTAAAAAGGGTACAGGGCCCTTCTCGAAGTTCAAGAAACACCGTAAGCCCCGTCGCATCTGGAACTCCAAGCTCAGGCTCGGACTCGAGCCGCCGGTAATCCTTCAGATTCCGCCAGTAATGAAGGGAGGAACCCCCGAGTTGAGAAAGGTCGCTCCTCACAGTTTCGAGGGGAGACTCAACGTTGCGTCCGCGCGTATCCTTCTCGAAAAGGCGATCGAGCTACTGAGCTCGGTCGAGTAATGTGTCCTCCCCGAAGAAGGAGGAGCGACCTTTCCGGGTCTTCGATGAGAAGGCCAAACGCGATCTGCCGTGGAGGAGCTACATGACAGCTCGGCGAGCAGTAGACAAGGCTCTTGTTCTTGTCTACTGGCTTGAGCTCGGCAACTCGTACACAGTGTACGATGCTCGATCGTCCCGGGTTATCGTCCAGTTCACACGGCGGATCACAGGTATCCAAATATTGGTCTAACTCTTGATCTTGGAGGCGACATGGACAGGAAGTATAAACTGATTGACCACAGGGAGGAAACTGAAGATGAGTTCAATCTTCACGACACTCTCGACGTCACAGACTTTACGGACGATGAAATCGTGTCGATCGTCGAGCTGGATCCTGGCGAGAGTCTTAACCTTTACGAGGAGGGCGAAAGCTCGGACTCTTCTCTGAAGGGTCCTTATATCACGATCACTAGAAGGGAGTAGTATGAAAGTCAGACGCAAGAAACTGGTGCAGGAAGTCAAGGAGCTCCACGAGAGGTTGAAGGCTGCAAACGGAGAGACCCGGAAGGGGATGCGTGAGCGCTTGGCGAGAGTCACTGGTGAACTGGAGGAGTGCCGCAAGCAGCTGAGAAATGCCTACTACCCGGGTTGCGCCGTGCAGATGGAGAAGGAGAAGTCGTGAGTAGACCGTCCCGAGCAGACGGTTATCGGCACTTCACAGTCTGGCAGATTGCTCGGATGCGCGCTTGGTTCTACCTTCTTGGCTTCCTGGGAGGTGTAGGCTTTTCAGCTGTTGTCTTTCTGCTTCTTTGGACGGGCACTCGTGAGTTCGCAACTAGACTTGGTTTGGGAGTCTTTCTATGAGCCATAGTCAAGCTGCCTGGAACGAGATTTGTGGCTCGGATGCTGCGAGCGAGCTGGAATGGCAAGAGTCTTGAGATGGAGACTCCCACTTCTGGATGGCAGATCCAATCGATGGTGAGGATGTATTTGTCATATACGAGCTTCAATGGGAGGGAGTATGAGACTCATACGGCGGATCTGGATTTGGTTAACTCTCACCAAGTTCCATATGCCCTGGAACAATTTGGGGTGTCTCGGCTTCTCGTGTCCGGGGCTATACTGCGATCTGTTTATTCCTTGGTATAGCCACCTCGGAGTGTACATCCACTATCGCGGTGTGCGGACGCGCTACTACATCACGATCTGGTACATCCAGAAGTGTCGATCGGATGAAAACTGGAGGATAGCATGTCAGTAGATAGGTGGGACGAGCTTGGGGTGGATCCCTTAGTTCTCGACAATGATGTTCTTGCCGCTCTGTACGAGACAATCGGCGACAAGAACCATGAGGATCTTTTGGAGGAACAGAAGCAGAGGATCCGAACGAGCATTCGAGGAATGACTCCTCGTCGTGTGCTTCGGCTATGGCTAGAGTATGAGGGGATCATTGGCTATACCGATAAGCTCATCCGGGTCTTCGAAACACTTCGTCCTTCAGACGGGAGGTAATATGGCGGTTCCAACAAGTAAGCGCCCAGCAATTGCTGGGCTACTCAATAAGATGTCCAACCGATCAGAAGCGATCTACTCCGATCGCTGTATCGACAAGCCGATCGGGTGTGGAGGTCCTGCGATTGAGTTTCGGGATGTCCTTTCCCGGAAGGAGTACAGGATTTCTGGGCTGTGCCAGAAGTGTCAGGACAAATTCTTTGGAGAGGACGAATAGGAGGTAATATGAGGCTCAAGCACGAGACACGGAATCTGCCCAACGGCTTCCAGCATCGGCTTATCGATCTGGACGATCCAGATCGCGCTGTGCAGCAGGGGTGGGTGGGCTATCGCACACCTGCTGTCTGGAGGTCCATGCGTAACGAGGTTTTTGGTGAGGTGGAATCGCACTACGCTGTCACGACGGACTACTTCAATGGCTCAAGAGAGCTCCCCTCAACCGAACGGATCTACTACACTTGTGGATTGCCAAAAGACCGAGCGGACTTTGCCGGTGTAGCGACTGGTGCAAATGCGCAGTTCGCTATGGCGATGGCAATCTGGGATAAGCTCGAGGAGTATCTCGAAGCGATTCCAGGTCTTGAAGGTCCCGACATTTGGAACCAGATGACGCCACAAGCTCGGATCAAAGACTTTGTGGCGTTTCTTGCAGGTTCTGTCAAGTTCGATCTGCCAGGAAAGAAGGAGTAACATGAAGCTCAAATGCCCAAACTGCGGTGAGTCGGTGGGGTTCCGCCTCTTTATGTCTCGTCACGATGTTGATTCCTCCGGAGAGGTGACTGGTAGCAAGTGTGGCGGGTTAGAAGGTTACCTCTGTCTCGGAAGCGAGTGCGGAGCCTTTGGTCCAGTTCGGAACTTTGAAGTGCCTCCTGGTGAGAATGAGCCTATCGGCAGAATGTCGGATGATCCCTTCTAGCCTCGAGTCCGGTTTTCAGTTCGGATTTGGCTTCGGTTTTCGGTTTTCGGTTTCGGATTGTCATCCGGAATTTGCGCCGCAGACCCGCATTATGAAGTTGTCTAAACCTCATTGCTGTGGCTGTATGTGGTGGATCAGTAGTAAAGAGCAATGAGGTAAGCCTTGTCGTTATAAGGTAAGGTGGTTCCAGATGATGAGAAACCTGTTAGGAAGTACGACACCTTCTGTCCAGAGTACCCAAGTTTGAGAGTGAAGCAAAAGCAAGAAGATGAGGGTGAGGAAGGGAGTAATGGGGATGATGCGGACTATCAAAGGAAGTAACGAAGTAAACTGCTCCCTCAGTTGTAACTAGTTGATTTTATAGGGATTTAGTAGTTTAGTAGTTTGACTTCCTAATCTCTTAAGTGGTTAGAAGTTGGGGAAGGATTGGACATAGGCAACATTAGTCCGTTTGATATACCGAAATTCCTAAAGGTAATCCCCCCAATACTTTTGATCACTTAGAGTAATTACGAACCCAAACTACTAAACTACTAAAGCCGTTAAAAATCAACTAGTTAGAACTTCGGGAAGAGTTGACTTCGTTACTTCGTTTTGTAGTCAGTTGATGGTAGCAACTAGGAAACTGCGGGAAGCCAATCGAGGGCCCGACTTAGGGAGCAGCTCTGAGATGCGGGCGACCGGTCCCTATAGTAGGACTGACCAGTCCCTAAGCCGCAAAAAGAAGAGGAGCGGAACCCCACTCTCGTAGGAGTTCCGCTCCACTGCCGCCGGCTTACTTCTTGCCGTCGTCGTACGCGACCGTGATGGTGATCTCCCCAGGAGGGGCACTCATCGCACCGAACGCATCCTTCGAGATGTACACGTTCTTCACCGCGGCATCCGCCCGTTGATCGGACGGAACCGCGTAGAGAAACGTTCCCGGAGTCGTACGATCCGGTCGCATCTTGACGCTGAACTGTTGCTTGGCCATTGCAGGCTCCTTTTGCGTCTTGCAGGTTGGAAACTGGAGGAGGCCGCAACCTCCTCCCATCTAACTCATCGGATCCTGGCTATCGTATGTACCAGATAATGGCCATTACGATCAGGATTCCGACGAAAGCTCCGTATGCGAGAGCTTTCATACCACCGCCTTACTTCTGGACGGTGGCTACTCCGGGCACTGCGCCCTGGCTCGCGTTGTCGCGCTGCTCCTTGATCACCCGCTTCAGCGGTCGCGAGAGGACGTTCCTCGCGTGCTGGTAGCGAATGCCGAGGTGCTTCGAGATCGGGCCGGGCTTGATGCCCAGCGCCGCGAGGCCGCGGATCGCGTTGCTCTTGTTGCCGAACCCTTTGATGAGGTCTTCCGCCTTGTGGGTCGTGAAGTTCTCGGCGGTTACGCCCTCCATCTTGGGCGCTTCCATCGGGACCGTCGCGACCTGCGGCGTCTGAACTGCCGGGGCCGGTTGCGGTTGCGGGGCCTGCTTCTGCACTGCCTGTTGCTTGGCGGTTTTCGCCATGGTAAACCTCCGACTATGTTAAAGAGCGCTTGTCACCGAGCAACATGCTCGGCGGTAGCTGGCGGATCAACTTCACCACCCCTACAATCAACCAGCTTACACCTATATTATATAGTAGTCCATAGTATGGTAGCAAGAGGTCATCATATGGGCGCCTATATGATTTTACCGTCCCGAGATTTGCACGGGCTAGGCTCTGAGCGCTCGGTCGGACTAGTCCTATATCTTATACATGACCGGTCCCTTGGCTTCAGCGGTCGCGAGGGCTAGGCTTATAGCGCTCGGGCGGGGACCAGGCCTCCGAAGGAGTACTCGTGGGTTGGACGGACTGGTCCGCCCGGTCCCCCGGAAGTAGCAAGAAAGGGCCGAAGCCCTTTCTCTGATCCCTCCCTAGGATGTGCGATCCCGGAGAACTTGGATTACGGACTCCTCGTGGATCGCATCCATTGCTGTGTCCACCAGTCTGTCCGCGTTCTTATGGGTGACCCCCTGTTCCGTCAAGTCCTTGTGAAGGGCTTCCGAAAACTCGGGAGGGATCCGAATCGGGGTTACGTGGAGAAGCTCGATCTCCAACGTCCCATCCGCCAGCTTCTCCACCAGCCGAGCGTCTTTGATACTGAGCCTAAGTACTTCCATGTCAGTCTCCTAGTACGGTCGCATCTGCGGTGTGCAGAGCGTACCATGGAGCCTGCTCACACCAGGCTCTAGCTACGTCCTACCGAGCTCCTACACCTAGGAGCCACCACAAGGCTGCCTGCAGCGACCAGCCGCAGAACCTCATGTACCGCGCAGCTGCACCAGGACCCTTCCACTCGAGCAAGGCCCGAGCATTGTGGAGTTGGTGAGGTTGACGTGTGACTAGCATCGTGACTACTCCTCTATTGTGCTACGTTGATAAAGGGGAGGTCTCTCGACCTCCCCACCCATCTACTTCTTGACTGCTTCTTTCTTGATCGGAGTGATCAGGACATTCCTTACGTGTTGGTACCTGATCCCGAGCATCTTTGCAACTTCCGACCTCGTCTTTCCTTCTGCAGTCAGTCTGCGAATCGCAGCCGACTTTGTTCCTACTTCTTGTACGAACTTCGCTGCATCAAACTCTTGACTTGCAGGAGTCGTAGGTTGAGCTTGAGCTTGCTTCATACAACCTCCTAATCGTTACCTACTATTCAAGTAGGATGATGAACTATTCATCATACCTATATTATAACACCCTCCTAATAGGATGGCAACTCATCTTTCCTATCGACGGATAATGGTAGTGTATCCTCTTAGCCAGCACGGGCTCCGCAAACGTAAGATAAGTTACCAAACCTGAGGACCCTGTAAAAATTTGGCAAACACTTTACAACCTTCGAGGCCCATTAGGAGACCATCAAATTCCCAGTGACTATCCCTTAGAAGTGACTTATAATTGAGACATGGGCGCTCCTGATCAAGTAGCAACGGCACCAGCTAGCACCTCAGGCTTTCCTCTTCCTTATAGAGCCATTCTACTGCAAAGGGCCTTCGGCCACATCCCCGTCACAGCTGAAGGTCTCCCAGTTGGGTACTACCGTGTCGATCTTCTCCCCACTACATACGAGAAACCCGAAGTAGAAGCACATAGTCTCCGCAGCGCGTATGTCGATCTGAGCTTCGAACATGGGTACCCCACACTAGGAGATGGTCGCCCTTTCTGGCATAAACTCGAGTTCGAACCCGGCTTCGCGTACGGTGCATTTCAGATCTATCTCGACTCCCTCAACGAGGGTCCGCGAGAACTGACGCAACTTGCGCAGAACGAAGAGCTCATCCGAATCGCCAGTCAAGTTCAAGGTCTCTCGGAAGGTCAAAGAGTCCCATCTACTCAGCTCGGGCGACAGTTGTATGAGTTCAGCATCCTGTACTACTGGCGCGCAAGAGCCAAAGCACACGACCTCTACAAGGAGGCTGCTTATCGTCACCTCCGTCTTCGCAGACAAATGACCGTCGAGGATGAGCACTATACACTCGCTAGCAATCTGCTAAGGAATCTCAAGGAGAAGGTTCTCGAGACACCGGCATTCTTCGATAACATGTCTGCGAAGACTGCTGTCGACCTTCTTGCGCGTCTCATCGCAGCACAACGTGTAAGCGTTGGCCTCCCAGCTGCTGGGCCTCTGAGCCAGAAAGAAACCCCTGAAGACATGACGTTCGAGATGATTCTCCGGACGTTGGGCTCTAAGCTTGGACAGGGACAAGGAAACACCTATGATGAGGCTGGCCGTCAAGTAGCAGGCCGCCAGATCCTCTCCCGCGTATTAGCAGACCCTGAGGCCGCTCAACAAATGCAAGAGCTTGTGATCCGCGTCGCCAAGAGCACTCAAACACAGGGATCCTCTCTGGACAATCCTTTTGCAGGAGCGCCAGCTCGAAGGTTCAAAGGAAGAGGGCGTACAAACGAGATCATCAACGGGGAGGACTTAATCCCTTTCGATGTTACCGGAGCTCCCGGAGAGAACCTGGATAGTGCCGACGAGCCGGAAGGTCAACAGAAGGTTGGCTAGTGCTAATCAATAATACACTTCCTGAGAATCCTGCGTTCGATCCGAACGAGTTACCTCCGGACTCGGAGCTACAACTTGCAGTCGAGGGTATTCTCGACCCTCGCTCGAAGGAGTTCCAGGAAGCGGTCAAGCTCACACCAGCTACAATGGCTCACTACCGTACAGGAGGACGCTGGCATCCAGCTGAGCACCTGCTATATGTGAGTAGCATTCTTGCTCACGAGATTTCAATTGGTGATGCACGAATCATTGTTGAGTTCCCTCCTCGACACGGCAAATCGGAGCTTATCAGTGTCCACACGCCAATCTGGTTCCTGGAACACTTTCCTTGGGCTAGTGTCATCCTCTCCACATACGCTGCTGACTTGGCTACTGGTTTTGGTCGTCGTGTTCGGGACTCCTTTCTCCTTGACGACGGCCAGTTCCTCAGGACGCGTCTTCGAGACGATGTACAACGAACAGATCAATTCCTCACAACTGAAGGCGGAGGTATGGCTTCAGTTGGGATTGGAGGCCCCATCACAGGGCGCGGTGCTCATTTGCTCGTGGTCGACGACTACATCAAGAATTGGGCTGAAGCCAGCAGTGATCTGGTGCTGGAGTCGATCTGGAACTGGTTTATCACCACGGCGTATACGCGTCTAGAACCTGGTGGCTCCTGTGTGATTCTCGCTACTAGATGGGTAATCAATGACTTAATCGGCCGTCTGATTGAACAGGACAAAGAGAACATGTGGACTGTGATCCGACTGCCTGCAATAGCAGAGGAGAACGACCTTCTCAACCGTCCGATCGGTGAGCCTCTATGGGCGGATCGATACCCCATTAGCAAGCTCCGAGCGATTGAATCTATCATGGGCGACTTCATCTTCTCGGCTATGTACCAACAAAACCCGAAGAAGGTAGGGGACGCCAAAGCCAACGTCGAGATGCTCAAAGAGGTCGATGTAATTCCAAGTCCAAAGCTCCTCCGTTGGGTACGTTCCTGGGACTTTGCAGCTAGTGACAGAAAAAAGAAGAAGTCCGACTGGTCTGTGGGATCTCTCGTAGGAGCGGATGGTCGTCCGGGATCAACTTTTGCGGCCACCTACATTGCAGATATGCAGCGCGATCGCTGGAAGCCAGGCGATCTAGAAGATGTAGTTCGCAAAATTGCAGAAGCGGACGGCATAGATGTTCCGATTGTTATTGAGCAGGAGCCTGGAGCATCCGGAAAGATCGCAGCCGAGCACTTTGCTACGAACGTACTCAGAGGTTTCCGGGTAATAATCAATTCCCCCGGCGGAGAGAATAAGTGGATTCGCAACCAGCCATACGTAGCCGCAGTTTCTCACGGGCGGATTCGGCTGCTTAAAGCCTCCTGGAACGAAACGCATAAGAACGAGCTGAAAGATTTTCCCGCCGGAAGGCACGACGATACTGTTGACTCCGTTGGTCAAGGGTTCAACTATTTGCATCAGACTAAGATTCTCGTCCCTACTTGGGGACGAGAATCGATCGATCCACAGACTATCCGCGGAATTGGAGCTCAACAACGCATCGGAGTTACTTGGGGCCGCTCATCTGACTTGAGGAGTTCGTAATGGCGACGATCGAGAAGAAACCAGCTCGAGTTGATGTCCCGCAGAAAATCAAGGCCGCTGCGAGTAACCTCTTTGACCGAATGATGCTCGCGACACGAGCAGGTCTGCAGTTCTCTGGTAAGAGGAAACTGTACGATGTATTCGGCTACCCAAGCATTCTGACATCGGAGCACATGCTTGCGAAGTATCAGAGGCAAGATATCACGAGCAGAATCGTCGATATGCCTCCAGAAGAGATGTGGTCGAGACCTCCAACTCTAACGGAGCTTCGCGGTGCGAAAGATAAGTGGGACGCCTTCACCTCGAAGATCAACTTCTGGGAACGTGTGATTCAAGTCGATAAGCTCTGTGCTTTCGGGCCTTTTGCACTTCTATGGCTCGGAATGCGTGGCATTTCTGAGAAACCAGCGCCGAAGGTCTCGAGTTTGGACGACATCTTCTATCTTCAGGCGTACGGTGCCGATGCTGTGAAGATCAAGACTTACGAGGAACGTACGGACGACTCGAGATATGGACAGCCTATTCTCTATGAGGTCAAAGTGGGACCTCAAGGTCAGCAAAAAACAGTTCAAGTGCATCACTCTAGAGTCGTTCATATCGTCGACCGTCCTCTGCAGGGCTTGATGTTTGGCGAGCCTCGACTACAGCAAGTGTACAACGTTCTCGAAGACCTACTGAAGGTCGGTGGAGGTAGCGCAGAACTCTATTGGCTCACTGCTAACCGGGGGATGCAAGTCGATATCGACAAGAGTATGGACCTCGCACCGGGTGATGCAGCGGCTCTTCAGGACGAATTGGACGAGTTTCAGCACGAACTCCGCCGGTATATCCGTACCCGAGGAGTAAAAGTGACGCCTTTAGGCTCAGAAGTTGCTGATCCCCGCGGCGTTTTCGAGGTTTTGATCGCCACTTTAGCAGGAACTACCTCGATTCCGCAGCGAATTCTCACAGGATCCGAAGCTGGCCAGCTCGCTTCGGAGCAAGATCGAGCGAACTGGTCGGAGTATATCGAGCGCCGTCGGCGCGTATTTGGTGAGCCTTACATTCTCAAGCCAACCCTTCAGAAGCTGGAGGATTTGGGGTATTTGCCGGAGGGATCCACTGAGAAAGTGCGTTTTGGCACTAAGGAAAGTGTATTTGAATGGCCTGAAGCTTTTCACATGAGTCCTCTGGAAGAGTCAAATGCTCTTGCCTCCAAAGGTCGAGCTGTTTCGAACCTTTCTCGCCGCAACCAGTTTGGTAATCCGATCATTTCAGACGAGGAAGCTCGCGAAATTATCGGAGTTAAACGGGAGATTCCGGACAACGAGCTCTTTCCGAAAGCTCCTGAGAAGACTACTTCTCAAGGCAATGGAGGTATCAACCCGTCTCAAGAGGATCGTCCCGAGCCCTCTCGTCAAGCGGTAGACGCTTCGCCACAGACGTCGGAGCGTCGTCCAATAGTACTCCAATTGCCGCCACCCATCGCAATGGAACGTGTCGTCGAGAAGGACGACGAAGGGAATGTCGTCCGTTATATCGAACGTCCACTGCCCATATCAGTATCTGCTCCTACTGAAGGGAGACAGTCATGAAAAGTGTCGGCTTTGCAAACGCTCAACTGCGACTGATTCTTCACGGAGATGCGATTCCAGGAGTCGCCGCGAACGTACAGCAAGCTTCGGCAAGTTTGTACCTCTCACTACATACCAAACTTCCTGAGGACAATAAGCAGTCCTCGAGCGAAGTGGACTATCCGGGATATCGTCGTACCGCAATCGCTCGAAGTCTGACAGGCACAACAATCGAGGATGATTCAGCCTTTCTAACGAACGCGGTCGACTTTCCGGAGGTTGTTGGAGGTAAAAAGTCGAGGGCTACGCACTTTACTCTTGGTCTAAGTCCTCAAGGAGAAGGCTTAATCTTCTGGAAGGGTAAGATCGACCCTGAAATCAAGATCGAGGACGGGTATATCCCTAGACTCAAGAAGGGCAGCAAACTAATTACTGACCGATAGCAGTCAGGCGGCACTCGCGGAGTTGAGAAACGTACGATAGTAGAGGCGAGTAAGACAAACTTCACGAAAGGAGCTTCAAGATGAGCGCATCAAACGCATTGGAGACCAATCTACTCGGTCTCATCGTCACTAACGCGAACTGCCCGAACATCGGCGACGCCGCGGGGCTTCTTGCTTCGGCCACGGCGGGAGTGTTCTGGATCACGCTGACTGTCTCGCCGGGGCACACCGAGGGTGGTGACATGACCACCAACGAAACCGCGTATACCAACTACGCACGGCAGGATGAGGCGCGTAACGTGACGCAGTGGACGGTGACCAACGATACGGCGGACAACGACAACGCGATAGGCTTCCCGACCTGCGGTGTGACTGGCGCGACGATCTTCGGATTCGGACTGGGTGATGCGAGCGGTGGCGCAGGCAACCTTCAGATCATCGGGGATCTGACCGCGACGCTGGTGGTGTCCTCCGGGATCACGCCCTCGTTCGCCGCGGGCGCGCTCGACATCGTGTTAGCTTAACTGAAAAGGAGAACGCAGATGAAAAAGGTGAAACTGCTGGTGGATGTGGCGGAGGGTGGGCGCGATCTCGCGAAGGCGCGTGCGGCGGCGGATGCGTTCGGACTCGGCAAGAGCGATCCGAAGTATCCGCGCCTCAAGGTCACTGACACTAGGCGCGGCCACGTGGAGTACCGCAAGGGGCTTGTCGTCGCAATGACGGACGACGGCGCGGCGAAGTGGGTCGAGCGCGGGATCGGTAAGGTAGTTTGATGGCGCTCGCAGCACCACAGCTCGTGCAGATCGGGAGTGTCGGGGAGCACGTCACGCTGGCGATCGGCAACTGGCAACGACAGCTCCATTATGAGACTGCGCTGCTGCTCGCCTACTGGATGCAACGTCGGGCGCGCGAAGCGAAGCGCTGGGCGAACAAAGACCGCGCGAAGTTGTACGCGACGGGCACGCTGCACGACGCCTTGGCGGGGCCGAACGCGGGCCAGCCGTTCACGCCGAATGGAGTCCGCATCGTGAGGCGCGACGTGCTGAGGCTGGAGCGCATCGAGGTCGAGCAGAACTTCGGCGATGTGCGACTGCGGTTCGAAGGCGCAGAGATGGGATTGCCCTGGAAGGCGGCGCTGCAGATCGCGCAGTGGATTCGGCTGCGCGCGAAGGAGTCCAAGGCGCGTGCGGGAGACACTGGGCGGCATTGGGGCCGGATCGTGGCAGCGAGTGACCCGTCGGTGACGCGAGGATAGGCGAGGATGACGATCGCGATCCGCGGCACTAACCAGTCTGGAGCCGCGGCCAACGGAGACAATGTAACCCTCACCTTTTCCACAGGTGCGGGAGCTCCGCAGACGGATGATGAAGTCATTGTCTTCGGGGGTCATGGTGTCAACACCACGACCCTTGCTGCCCCAGGGAGCGGATATATCGAGATCGGCATCCATACTGGCACCGCGCCGATCTGCGGCGCGTGGCATAAGAGGATGGGCGCTACACCCGACACGAGTGTCGTCTGCTCAGGTGGCGGGCACACGAGTGATGGCGTCGCCTACTGCTCGATGGTGCTCTCGGGTGTGCACGCGGACTTCTTTGATCAGACTACAACCACCGCCGGCCCGACGACCAGCACGAACCCTGACTGCGCTTCGATCACCACGCAGACGGCCGATGCGTGGGTGGTCGCGATGGCGTCGAGTGCGGTCAACGACGCAACGATCACCGCGCCATCCGGATACTCGAATCACATTACAGATAATGGCAACGACGCCGCGGACTTGACCACCGCAGGCGCGACGCTGGCCGTTGTCGAACCAGCGCCGACCAATCCGCCGAGCTGGACGACTTGGGCCTCCGGCGCGTGGTACGGCATCACGATCGCGCTCAAGCCCGCGCTCACACTGAGCCAGATCGCAGGCACTTCCACGGTGACGTTCGCTCCGACGGGTACGTTGACGGGTTCAGGAGCACTGGCAGGTAGTGGCGCGGTAGCGTTTTCTCCGACTGCAGCGATAGCGGGGTCTGGCGCGCTCAGCGGTACAGGTACGGTGACGTTCGCTCCGACGGGTGCAGTTGGAGGCACGGGCGCACTGAGTGGAAACAGCACCGTCACTTTCGCGCCCACAGGCACGCTGGAGTCGGTAGCGAGCGAGGCGCTGGAAGGCGCTTCAACGTTGGCGTTTGCTCCAACCGCAGCGCTGGTTGGAGCTGGGGCGCTGACTGGGAACGCTGCGCTGACGCTTTCACCAGCGGCGGCGTTGATTGGTGCGGGCGCATTGGCCGGTAGCGGCACAGTAACTTTCTCCCCCGCAGGGACATTGGCGGGGGTGGGTGTGTTGACGGGGAATTCCACTCTATCCTTCGTGCCCGCGGCGGCCCTGGCCGGCAACGGCGTGCTCGCGGGCAGCGGCACCGTCTCCAACGCGTCTGTGGCTACGCTGGTAGGAACCGGCGCATTGGCGGGGGACGTCGCGCTGACGCTCTCGCCAACAGCGATACTGCTTGGCGTTGGCGTCCTAAGTGGTAGCTCAGTGATGAGCTTCACAAGCACGAGTACAGCTACAGGAAACGCGTCTGCAGTCGGCACATCTACTATAACATTCACACCCGCGGCAACGCTGACCGGAGCGGAAGCGGAGACGATTGCGGGATCAAGTATTCTAATGTTTGCGCCAGTTGCCGTGTTAGAAGGTGATGGGGCTCTAATAGGTCAAAGCACAATAACATTCACTCCGTCAGGTTTTATCGGCGTCCCAGAACTTGAGGGGGGTTCCGTTCGCCGTAGAAGAAGCAAACCATTCGATTGGCGAGCGTTCCTTCCAAGTACTGACTGGTGGCAGCTCCCCAAACCAGCAGAGACCAAGCTTCCTGGAGGCCTGCAAGTCAGAATCTCAGAGGGGCAAGCCTCTTCGCGTAGCAGATCCTACGCTCAAGCAGAGTCCAGAACTGTTAGGATCGCAGCGGCTTTCACTTTATCTCCCCTCTCACCCGATGAGATGCCAGCAGCTAAGAGTTGTCTAGTTGCACCTGCAATTACAATTTCCAAGTCCACGTCTCAAGTAGAAGCTCAGTCCGAAATAGTATATGGTGAAGGGAGACTAGGACGAATCGAGAAGCGGCTTGCCCAACTGGAGCACAATACTGAGATGTTTGCTCCCATCAATAGGCTTAGGCTATGAGCCGGGCCGGGAACACACACACATGATTCGGAGCGCCATTAACGCGTTTAGCGAGGCTATATGTTCCAAGTCAGAAAGCTAATCAGAATCTACCCTCGCAATAGAGTAAGAACTAAGACTGGAAGAGAGGGAGTCGTCGGAACAACTTCCGGGGACGTCGCACATGTTATGTGGGACGATGGAGCACAATTTCCGATCAGGTTCTGCCACTTAGAAGTCATTGCGCTCAACGTCGATTTCCCAGTACTTACGCGTAAACGTGTAGCCTAGTACTATTACCATTAAAGGACCACCATTTTCACATTGATAAGTCCTTAAGAACCTACTATAATCTAGGTATGGGACGATCGTAGATGCCAACTGACTTCGACCGTTGCGTAGAGCAGGGCGGAAAGGTCCGTACTATAAGTGGTCCCAGCAAGAAGCACGGGCTCTCGAAAGGTGAATACGTGCGGTACTGCTCCCTTGACGGAAAGACTCATCGGGGAGAGGTGAAACAGAAGAAGCACTCGAATGAAGGGCAGAACGAGACAAAGATGCATCGCAGGTACGTACAACTGAAGGCGGTGAGGGACGGAGAGCTGGAAGTCAAACAGCTAAACGGCGCTGACCATCTAGTAGTTCCTTCCATTATCCTTGTGGAGGGCGTTCTTCATGCTTCGAATGCAGAGCACCCGGCTCTTGCACTAGCGGAGGAGTTCGGGATCTTCCCTTCAAGCTGGGACGGACGACCGGTAGTCTACAGTCATCCGAAGAGGAACGGTGAGGCGGTGAGTGCTAACTCCCCCGATCTGTGGGAGAGTGAAGTGATCGGCCAGTTGTTCGGCTCGGGGATGAAAGACAAGAAGAAGCTCCGCACATATGTATGGCTCAACAAGGAGCGCACTCCTGACGAAGTTCTGCAGGCTTTCGAGAACGGAGAGGCGATGGAAGTTTCCACTGGCCTCTACGCGCTGGAAGAAGAGAAACCTGGGGAGTTTGACGGCCGTAGCTACGACGTCATCTGGCGTAATATTGTGCCAGATCATCTTGCGATCCTACCTAAAGGATCAACTGGAGCCTGCTCTATCGATGATGGATGCGGAGCTCCTCGCGCGAACCAAAACCACCAGATCGAACAGACTCAGCATATCGACGCTCGATCAACCAAGGAGTCTCTGATGCCAACATCAACGGCGCAGCCCGGAACTGCCTCGCCGAAGGCCTCTTCTTCCTGCGATGTGTGCGACCAACCAACTGAGCAGAAGACTTTCGCTTCGATGCTTCGGTCGCAGGGAAAGAAGATTCTGGAGAGTTTCCTGAATGTGATCGGAGTAAAGCACAACGAGCTCTCCGACGTCGACAAGCGAGTCGCTGTCGAAACTGCACTGAACTCAATTCACGAGGAAGGCTGGTGTTACGTCGTCGCACTCTTCAGCGATAAGGTTATCTACGCCCATATGGACGCGAACTACGCCTGGAAGATGTACCAGCGCGGGTATGTCGTCGTAGAGGGCGGCGGGATCACAATCAGCTCGGATGTGACCGAGGTCCGCTCCGAGACCCAGTACGTACCTCTGACAGTTACCGCTAACGAGTCCGACCCCGCAACTACTCCGAAGGAGACCCTGATGGATCCGAACAAGCAATCCAACCCCGCCGAAACTCCGGCGACCCCCGCGTCGCCGACTCAAGCTTCGGCAGCTCCTGCCGAAGCTCCGGCGAAGGCAAAAACACTCGACGAGCTGATGGAAATGGCGGACTCCGGTACCAAGGAGCAGCTGAAGTCGATCATGCAGAACAACATCGATCGCGGCAACGCGCTTACCAGAGCGCTATCCGGCAAAACCGGTCTGTCGGACGATGAGCTGAAGAAGATGGACCTCCAGCAACTCGAACGCATGGCGAAGTCCCTCATCCCGAGCGGGGTCGATTTCTCGGGCGCCGGCGGCGGCCAGGTGAAAACGAACGCGGATCGTCCGGAGGGGAGCGCGAAGATCGAGTACACTCCAGTCACTCCGCTCTTCCCGGAAGTTAAGCCGGGCGAGAAGCAAGTGGCGTAGTGCCCTAGCGGGCAGAGTCGTACATAGTTCAGCACACGATACTCTTCAACTGAAAGGGTACTATCATGGCACTCAACACCATCTGGCTGAAAGGCGATGGGCTTGTCAAGGAAGCCAAAGCGGGAGGTGGGATGACTCCCGGACATCTCATCAAGCGGAACGCCTCGAACGAGTTCGTCGTTCATGCTACCGCAGGAGGCGACGCAGCTCCTCGTATGTTCGCGCTGGAGCAGGATTTCGTCGGCAAGGGCATCGCGACCGCGTACGTGCAGAACGATCAGGTGCAAGCGCTCGTGCCCCAGCCCGGCGCCGAAATCTACGCTCTCGTCCCGGCGGCTGCCGCGGCGGTCGTGATCGGCGACAAGCTGGAGAGCAACGGCGACGGTACTCTTCGCAAGCAGGATCCCCAAGATCAGCCCGAAGAGAACGGCCTCTACATCGATGGCAACCTCGCGATCTCCGCGACGGCCGAGAAGTTCAAGACGACTGCAACGGCGTACTTCAAGATCGGTGGGGTGCAGTACAACAAAGTCGCAACCGACAACCTCACGTTCTCAGCGGCCGACACGATCAACGTCGGTGCCGCTGCGGGCACGTTCTGGGGCATCTGGCTCGTCCAGATCAACGCTGCGGGCACGATCTCCACGAAATCTCCGTCGGCCGACCAGGTGTACGCTTCCGCAGCTGCGGCACTCGCTGCTCTCCCAGCAGTAGACGCTGGCAACGTCTCGCTGGGCTACATCCGTATCAACTCCAAAGTCAACCTCGCGTGGACGGCCAATACCGACGACATGACGGATGGCAGCGATGTCACCACCGCGACCTTCGTCGATGGCGCAGTCGTAACGATCACTCCGACGGCGATCGTGCAGGAGAGTGTCGTAGCAGTCGCGCTCGAAGCAGTCGACAACTCCGGCGGCGGCTCGTCGGCCCGTATCAAGGTCGAAATCGTCTAGTCCAGTCCAACCAGGAAAAAGGAAAAGGAAAGGAAACCACATGGATCAAATCCCACAAGGCGATGTCCTGGTGCTGGACGGCGCCGCCCCCGGCGGAGTGCCGGCAGGTTCCGTTGCGCACCGGCTTCTGGCCAACGGGCTGAACATCAACGCCCTTCGCACCAACGACGTCCTCCGCAAGGAGGAGTGGCTACTGTTCGATCGCACCGTGCTCGATGTCGCACGACCGATGCTTATCGGCGTCGGCGATCTGATGTCACGCAACCTGCGCGTTCCGATCACGAACGCGATGGGTATCACGGCCGTCCAGTACGAGACCGTGAGCGACATGGGTCCGGCCGAGACGAACATGTCCGGGGTCGCGGATTCCCAGCGCGATCGCGTGGTGTTCAGCCAGGTGAACGTTCCGCTGCCAATCACTCACAAGGATTTCCACCTCTCCTTGCGGAATCTCGAAAGCGGGCGTCGTCTCGGTACTCCGCTCGATACCACTATGGCGGCAACTGCTGCCAGGCGTGTGGCGGACGCTCTCGAGAGTATGCTGTTCAACGGCGTGGCGATCACTGCGGGCGGCGGCACGATCTACGGCTATCTCAACCATCCGAACCGCAACACAGGTTCGACCACAGCATCGTGGGCCACGGCTACTGGCGAGCAGATCCTCGCCGATGTACAAGCGATGATCGCCAAGGCCGTTACGGACAACATGTTCGGACCGTACATCCTGTACGTGAGTACCGACTCGTTCGTCCACATGCTCGGCGACTTCAAGGCCGCCAGCGACAAGTCCATCATCCAGCGCGTTCTGGAAGTACCGCAAATTGCGGCAGTGCGGCCGACAACGCAGATCACACCCGCAGACGTCGTGCTGTTGGTGCAGATGACCTCCGACGTAGTCGACTGGCTCGACGGCCTCCAACCGACGACCGTCATGTGGGAAACCCACGGCGGCATGATGATCAACTTCAAGGTGATGTCGATCGGAGCTCCGCGAATCAAGGCCGATGCGGATACCAGGAGCGGGGTGGTGCACTACTCGTAGCCTCCACAGCTCCAGGACAGATGTCGAGACATCAAGATGGTGGGAGTGATCCTCCCACCATCTTCTTACTAACCTGAAGGAGATCAGCATGGCAAAGTTCAGAGTGGTTGCAGGTAAACACCACCAGAGGCAGGAAGACGGTACGGAGAAGACGTTCATCGCCGGCGACGAGATCGAGCTGACAGCAGCCGAAGCGGCAAGCTTTCCGAACAAGTTCATTCCCGTCGTGGAGGAACCGGAACCCGTCACGAAGGAGCCTGCAGCAGTAGCAGCAACCAGGTCAGCGATACAGCCCGGACGTCCGCAGGTGCAGCCGAGACTCAGTCCGAAGTAACGTAACGAGGCGAATAATTCGTGGCCAGAGTCACACAAACAGAGGTTCGTACTACCTCACAGCTGGACGCTGTATACAATGCAGCGATCGATGCTGCGATCGTAGTCGCGACGACTCTGGTCGATGAGCATCTTCTTACACTCGGGTATTCTGCGGCTACACTCAAGAACATCGAGCTGTACTTAGCTTGCCACTTCGCAGTTCTTTCAGCAGAGAAAGGACCTCTAGCTGCGAACCGGATAGGCGAAGTTCAGGAGAGGTATCACGACATCTACGGGAAGGGTCTGAATGCTTCGCGTTTCGGCCAGCAGGCAATCCTGCTCGACTCTTCGGGCAAACTCGCTGAGCTATCGGCAAAAGCTGAACAGCCTAACCGACAGGCGCTCTTCTCAGTGATCGAGCCCGCTGCATCAGAAGATGAGCCACTAGCATGAGCCTCTTGACAGGGAAACTCATTTCTCAATCGGTTACCTGGTGGCCTGCGACTGCTGGAGATGGCTTTGGTGGCGACGTCTTTAGCGCCCCAGTACTTTTGAGTGCGCGCTGGGAAGATCGTCAAGAGACGTTCTATGGAGCTCTTGACCGCAGGGAGCTAGTCTCCAAAGCCGTTGTATTCCTCGAACAAGATGTAGCAGTGGGTGACTACCTCTGTCGGGGCAATCAGACTACTCAGTCGAATCCGACTTCCGTAGCTGGGGCGCTAAAGATCCAGCGCTACGACAAGATCCCTGATCTGCGTAACCTCGACGCAGTGAGAAGGGTGGTGCTCTAATGCCTACGTTCACCGCCAATCTTGGCCAGAGGCTTCCAGGCCGTACGAGGCAGGGATCGCACGCTTACTTTCGGAAGCAAGCAACAGTATCAGCTCGTGGCTCGATGGCTGGTATCGTCCGAAGGTACGAGCTCCTAATTCGGAACCTTGAAAGTGCTACACCCGATATAGTGCGCAACGCTCTCGAGCCAGTTTTTCAGAAGGCTCTAGAGTACGTGCCTAAGAAGACTGGAGCTCTTGCAGCTTCAGGCAAACTCGAAGTAACTGGAACTCCCGGCGACGTGGAGGGTACAATCACATTCGGGGACGCGAAGTCGTGGTACGCAGCTCTCGTACACGAGTACGTGTGGCTCAACCACGAGCCTCCTACTCGTGCGAAGTACCTTCAGGCTGCACTCGAGGAGGAACTGGATAGTTTTCTTACTTCACTTGCAGTCGACTACGCGATGGTGCTAGGATGAAAGATCCAGCACAAGCTATCAAGGACATTTTGGTGGCAGAAGGCATCGGCAACTTTCTTACGGCCGCACCACAGCCACCTACAGGGTGGAGAACTGCAATCGGGAGGATGCCAGATG